TCCACCGCCTCCTCCACCTCCGCCTCCTCCACCGCCTCCTCCACCCACTGCGACAGTTACGCCTACTGTGACAGTTACGCCTACTGTGACAGTTACGCCTACAGTGACAGTTACGCCTACAGTGACAGTTACGTCTACGGTAACAGTTACTCCTACCACAACTCCAACTCCGTCACCACCATCTTCTGCATATAGAGTGCTAGCGCAAAGAGGAAGAATTGTCCCCAATATATCGAGCAGTATTAATCCTTAACAATGCAAGTCTAGTTGCTTAAAGTATTAAAATGTAAATAATTAAGAGGTTTACGATAGTGGTGTATCATTAAATATGTGGCATTTTACATAATGGAGAAAAAATATGGCTGATCCTAATACAGTAGGACATTTTTTGGAAAATATGACCACTTCTATGGTAAGCATAATTATAGCTTTAATTGGTTTCTGGAGCACATTTATTAAAGGCTTGGTAAATCGAAAAGACGTAGAAGAGATGATAGCTAATAATTCTCAATCTAGTCAATATTTAAAAGATAGAGAGTTTATCATGGATAGATTAAAAGATCATAAAGAAGATAGCGCAACTTTATTCAGAGCTTTAAGTAAAAATACAGAAGTAATGAGTGAATTAAAAGTTCAAATAGCACTTTTAAGTAAAACTTTAGAAGCACTAGAACATAGAATCGAAAGGTCAACATAATGGCAAATGATATAGAAATAATAACTGGCTCAGATCCTAAACACGGGACTATTGTTGTGGGACTACCTCCAACGGGTCCTTCTGTAGCTCCTGTTTATAGGATTAATACATATGTAACAAATTTACCAGCAAGTGGTGAGATTTTAGAAAAATATACTGATAGATTCGATGACCCAACATACTATTCTGCTTAAAATAATGCGAGATTAAAATGCCTAATGTAATTATTAAAATACGTAGAGATACAGCAGCAAATTGGAATGATGCCAATCCTACCCTAGTTCTGGGTGAAGCCGCCTATGAAACAGACACCAGAAAACTTAAAGTTGGTGATGGCATTGCTGATTGGGATAATTTAAACTATATTTATACTCATGAAGCTAACGACATAGATACTAAAGTAGCCTCTTTATTAACATCGGGCAGTGGAGTAGTATTAGATTACGATAGTGGTATTGGAGAACTAGCTATTTCCGCTATACCTTATATTGCTGGAAACTCTATAGAAATTTCTAATAATATAGTTTCTTATACAGGCATATCAAGTTACGAAGCTGGCGAAGGTCTACAAATAACTAATACTAATTTAATTAGCTTTACGGGTCTTCCTCAATTTCAAGACACTTATGCAGGATCTATTAATAGTACTCATAATAATTGGAATCCTGGTGTGACAGCTCAAACTATTAGAGTAACAGGAGCCGACGGAATTTTAACAGGCATGTCTTCTGATGTATATCCCAATAGTATTTTTCTTAATATTGGGGATCAAAATATTACTATAAAACATGATCATCCTAATTCAGAAACCCAAAATAGATTTTTGGCCCCAAACAATAGGGATTATGTCGTTCCTCCAAGTGGAGGATCGGTAAGAATTATTAGAGATTATGTTGACAACTCTTGGAGAGTTTTAGGTTTTAGTAAAGACGGCATAGCAGATGAACAAGAGCAACAAGTCTATTCTTACGGTTCATCTAGTTTGGTTTTTGTTTATGATACCACCAAAATTAGTGGTAAATCAATCATTTTCCCTGTCGGTGGTGTTAATCCTAACATAGAAGTTAATTGGGGAGATAGTAGTACTACCAAATATACAAGTACAGGATTAAAATTTCATCACTATCCGAGTGACGGAACTTATGTTGTACAAGTAACTGGTAGTATGACAGCATTAGATTATTTAGTGTCTCCAAGTAACAACTATGGCAAAGAAGCTTTGGTTAAATGCTTATCTTTCGGAACAGTAGGCTTAACATCTATCGATAGAGCTTTTTATAATTGTTCTAATTTAAATGAGTTGCCTTCAATATTATATACTGGAATTACAAGCATGGAAAATGCAGTATATGGAGCTACAAATTTAGATGATAGCAATTTAGTAACATGGAACACTAGCAATGTTACTAATATAGAAGGAATGTTTACAAATTCTGATACTTTTAATCAACAATTGTCAGCATGGAGTTTGTTTAATGTTACTAATTTAGATTCTGTTTTTGAAAATGCGTCAGCTTTTAATAGCAATGTTTCGTTATGGAATACTTCTAATGTCACCTCTACAAGATCTACTTTTAGGGGAGCAGCCAATTTTAATCAAGTTGTTGCAAGCTGGGATATGTCTAGGGTGACAGATATGTCATACATGTTTGCTGATGCTCAATCTTTCAACAGAGATTTAAGTTGGACGACAACTGCCTGTGCCAATATGGCTCATATGTTTAGCGGGTCTTTAGCTTTTGATTCTAGTGTAGATAGTTTTAATACTTCAAATGTAACAGATATGTCAGCTATGTTTGCTGACTCTTTATCTTTCAATCAAAATATATCTAATTGGTCTACTTCTAGTGTAACAACAATGTCTCATATGTTTGACGGTGCAAGCTCTTTTAATCAAGACTTAAGTGGATGGGATATATCAGGATTGAATTCATCAAGTTCTCTTAATAACTTTATGAAAGGTGTTACATTAAGCACAAGCAATTATGATAATTTATTGAATTATTGGAATACAAACAAAAACAGTTACCTTACAAATCTATCTCCTAATTTCGGACTTTCCAAACATTCTGCTTCAGCATCAGCAGCAAGGTCTGCATTAATTAGTTATGGATGGGCTATCACAGACGGGGGCTTAGCATAATGACTCACATATCTATAAATCCAACAAATAAAACGGTCTATTGGATATTTTATAATACTTCTGATCAGACATATTTATCTGGCCAAACTGCCATAGGGCAAGTTTCTGAGGCTTCTGACCAAAATTGGTCTTTACACTTACAAACTACCATACATGAACAATGGGTGGAAGAGTGTAATAATTTAGATATTAACACATAAATCATTTCTTATCTTAGGCATGGGTGTATATAATTGTATACAATTGCAGGAGAATATAAATGCGTTTTAAGCCAGGCTATAGAACTAGTGAATTTTGGTTTACATTAGTTAGTTTTGTATTTAGTGCTCTGTTTCTGACAGGTATAATCCAAGATAATGGCACTAAAGAAGAATTAATTAGTGTGGTAACCCATGCTGTCGAGAGTATTATATTGGTAGGGGGTCAAATCATTATTTTTTATAGATATGTCGCTAGTAGAGATAGACAAAAACGAGAATTCAATTATGACAATGAAAAAGCTATAGAAAGTCATGTCGGGGTTGGCAAGACTTATGATATTATTAATATAAATAATGCGGACATAGGAGACCTGATACAATTACCACATATAGGCACAGCTATAGCTCAACGTATTATTGATTATAGATTAACCTATGACGGTTTTAAAGAGATTGAAGATATTAAAAAAATAAAAGGTGTGGGCGATTCTATTTATCAAGAAATTAAAAATTTTATATCAATAAAAGGTTAAAACATAACATGAGCGAAACAACAAAAGATCTAATCAGAAAAGAAGTAGCAGGTCTTATAGACGAAAGTAAAAAAGCTTTATCTGAGGTAAAAACTTTCGCTTTAGCAGAAGTGTGGAAGATACTACAATTATTGACGGCTACTATTATTAGGCTAATTGAAAATTTAGGTAAAGATTTAAGTAGCCCAGAGAAAAAGACACTTGCTATGGAATTAATAGGTAAATTTTATGATGAAGTTTTTAAATATGTTGACGTCCCATGGGTTCCATCTCCTATAGAAAGTGTTCTTCATGGCTATCTCAAAAACATAATAATGTTATTGGTAGATTCTGCTATTGATGCCATGGTTACTACATTCAGACAGGTTGGTATATTTTTAGATAAAGAAGTAGAGTCTCAGTCCGGAGACAATAATAACCTTGTTAATGATTTTATAAACTCGATTACATAGTACTGTGAGGAAATAATGAATTTTACAGAAACTTTTAATGATTTTAGTGCTAGTCTAGGCCCAATGGATATAGCACTATATGGTGGTGTTGGTATAGTTTTATGGGTTTTGTTTAAAGACAAATTAAGCCCCGTTCAAAAAACTGTATTAGATTTATTTAATGGAATAAAATCTAAAGTTAATATAGATGGTATTTCTGTCATAGATGAAACTGTTTCAGACAAATCAGACGCTAAGCAAAAAGATCTGTTCTTTGACTTAGTAGTATCTTGGAAACAAACTAGGGACTTAGCTGTTCGCAGTGGATGCAATAAAGCTGTTGAGGTTGCAGATTCCATGTTTCCTTACTTAAGTCCTACAGTCTGTGGAGACAATGAAAAGGTTGACAACAATGCAGAATAAACTTTTATTAGCAGCTGGTGTTGTTTTAATATTTCTGGGTGTTGTAAAACCTAATTTAAATAATTTATTGCCTGCAAATTCAAACACAGTATGCTCTGTAGAAAACTTTGTAACAGACGCCCCTGCTGATATTGAATTAATGAATAAGGCCGAAGTTGTTGTTAAAATATTACAAGAGTCTGATGATTCAACAAAAAAACAAGACTGTTTAAAATTATCGGCTTTATATTCTGATATGTCTCAATTAATAGAACTAGACGGAGATGATCAGATTATTAATAATACTGCGAATATTAGAAAAGCAAACAGTTTAGCTGGTAAAATGCTTAGACTCAATATCAAAGACAAATATCCTAATCTAGCAGAAGCTGCACAAGATTTGTTATTTTTTCAATTAGGAAATAAAGACGTTAAACTAGATAAAGAACTTAGATCAAAAGCCATAGAGGCTTTTAGAGCTTTATCCTGGGCTTTTTATAGAGGTGGTAAATAATAATGCCAAGATTTACACCTAATGATCTTTATAATGAATACCGTAAAGGATTTAGTGGATGCTTATGGGAAGAGCATGTATTTGAAGAATTAATTACCACTAGTAAGTATGCTTTTTTTAAAGATGGTGCTAAACGAATTAAAAATAGTGGTAAGGGAAAGCTATCAACACCTTTCAAATCTGTATTAAAATTTGATAAAAATGCTTATATTGAAAGACAAACCACAGGAGATTGTGTTTCTCACGCGACACGTAATGGGTGCGATGTAACAAGAGCTGTGGAAATAGATATTAAGGGAGATAGAGAAAGCTGGGTCGCCAGAGGTGCTACAGAAGCAATATATGGAGCAAGAGGTCATGGTGGACAAGGCATGAGCTGTAGTAGAGCAGCTACATTTGTTAGTAAAACAGGAGGTGTGCTTGTTCGTAAAAATTATCCGGGAGTAGCAAATTTTAGCAAATACAACGGTAATATGGGTGCTAAATGGGGATCTAGAGGTCTTCCCGACAAAGTAATACAAAAAGCTGATGATCATCAAATCAGAACAGTTTCGTTGATTAAGACAGTAGAAGAAGCTAGAGACGCACTTGCCAATGGGTATGGTTTAAGTGTGTGTAGTGGTTATGGATTTTCTAATCGTAGAGACTCCAAGGGATTTGCTCGAAAAAGTGGGTCCTGGAATCACGCTATGTCCTGGACGGCTTGTGACGATACAGGTGATGAACCTGCCTTTCTTGTACAAAATAGCTGGGGTAAATTCAATAGTGGAGGACATCCAGAATGGGGTCCGATCCCAGATGGTTCTTTTTTAATACATGCAGATATAGCAGCAGGTATGCTTAGACAAAATGGCGCGTATGCTTTTAGCGACTTTAATGGTTTCCCCCCTCAAAAACTTCCGGACTACGGTTTCGTAGATTACTTATGAAATTTTTAGATAAAATAGCCTTAAACAGATTTATTAAGATAATTACTGATTTTATACTTTCTATTATGAAAATGTTTCAACATACGAATAATAGTGTAAAACCAGAAAGAAAAAAACCCATCATTGATTTATTGAGGAGATGGATAAAGTGATTAATAAAATATTGTTAAGTACAATTGTGGCCTTGCCTTTAATTTTGGGTCAATCTAATTCAACTCAAACAAAAAGTTATTATAGTACTACTGCTGTGGTTTCTTTGGTGGGTGGTGTAATCAGTAGTTCTGATCAAGAAAACACAGAAAAGTATAAAAGAGAAGACTGTCCAGTGTGTGAAGGCAAAGGATGGTATATGAGTGGCGATGGTATCAAAAAAATAACTTGTCAATATTGTGAATAAGCATGGCATTAGAATTAAATAACTGTAATAGTGCAAATTATAATTTTACGGCAGACTGGAATAGTCAAGACGGGAATGTAAGCACGGTAGGATCTAACGGGAAAAGCAGTTATTATGGAACGTATGATCAAGCTGGAAATGTTTGGCAATTATTAGATTCCTTAAATGGTTCATACCAAGCCCTTAGAGGAGGAGCATATAATAGTATAGATACTAATATATCTAAAAATTATAGAAGTTCACAATATTTAGATGCAAAAAGATCAAACCTTGGCTTTAGAATAGCAAAGAAGATAAATAATACAGATTCTTATAGTTCTTTCGTAAGTGTGACAGGAAGTAGTGTTCAAGACTCTACAACATACGGGGGAGTAGCTTACGATTTTAAACTGCAAACCTATCCAGTGACCAATACAGAATATGTCGAATTCTTAAATACAGTAGCTGTTGATGGGGCCCCAGGTAAAGAACTGTATCATATCAATATGGGTGTTTTCCCTCACGGAGGCATAGAAAGAAATGGAGAGTTTCCGACTTATACATATTCTATAAAAACAGATATGGGGAATAAACCCATTAATTTTATTAATTGGTACTCTGCTGTTAGGTTTATTAACTGGATAAGCAACGGAAAACAAACAGATGTAGATACCACAGAATCAGGAGTTTACACATTAAACGGGAATGTAAAAAGTTCTCCTCTTAATAAGAATACATACTGGCTACCAACAGAAAACGAATGGTACAAAGCTGCTTATTATGATCCCAGTTCTTCCACGTATTCGACTTATGCGACACAATCTAATTCATTACCAGATTCCGTTACTGTAGATTCCACAGGATACGCAGTAGATACAGCAAGCAATCCTGGGATTTGTATTAGTCCGACACCTACTCAGACCCATACTGCGAGTCGAACCCCAACAAATACTAGCACAGCATCTCCAACCCCAACAAATACTAGCACATCCACGCAGACTCCCACAGCGACACCTACTAATACGGCAACACAAACTTCTACTGCTTCTACAACACCAACGCCAACTAACACCAACACCTCTACTGTGACTCACACTCCTACTCATTCTTCTACAGTAACCCCCACAAGAACTCCTACTAATACTCCAACCGCTACGGCAACTCCAACTATCACCCCAACAGCTAGTACTACTCCTACAATAACTCCAAGTGTCACTAAATCTCAATGTCCTCAAGAAAAAATAGGTCAATTAATTTTTCAAGATAATATATTTTTAAATGATGCGATGGATATAGTGTATAAAGGTTTTGTGCTGTCTGGTAAAGTTATAGGACAAAATGTTTCTGTTTCCGAGGCTTTAGATGTTACACCTACTACAACTCCTACACAAACACCAACCAATACATCAACTCCTACACAAACTCCGTCCAATACTCCAACAGGCACAACAACACCTACATCAACTCCTACTCCTACAAACTCTAGAACACCACAGCAGACAGCGACAAACACCCACACGCCAACAGCCTCAGTCACATCAACACCAACTAATACCGAAACACCCACACCTACACCTAGCGCAACAGAAAATTGGACAATTATATATGATGGTGGTGACGCATATGGAAATGTATAGCTCTATAAACCCAAAAATTTAAGAAATATTATGTCAAACACTTCCCTTCAACACAATTTACAACTTGATCCAACTCAGCATGTTATATTTAGCGAAGCTTTTAGGAATGGCGATAAACAACCCTTAAATGGAAGAACATACTATAACAATCCCCTGTCTGTAACATTGTATGAAGGCGAAATTGCTAAAATAACAGCGACGGGATTGATAAATTTTAATAATCATTGTGACCCCTATACTCCCGATGGTAGTGCTACATGTTCTAGTCAGACCGATATGGTCGGAGGTTCTCCTCCCGGAGCATTATATGGAAGATTAGGTTTAGGAAATATTTTCCGAATAGGGTCATCTTCTACAATTACTGTATCCAAAACACAAGTTTTACATTTATTTTTAATAGACAGACCAGCAGAAGATAATTCAGGTAGCTGGGATATTACAGTAGATATTTCTAGTCTTCGAGCTGCTCGTAGAGATGAACAAAACTGTTTTAATAAATTAGATTCAGATTTGCCCCAAGGTTTAAATTGTTGTTCATTCATACAAACAGCCCTTCCTAATAGTGCTAATTATGGTAAGAATGCCAATTGGAAAGGTAGTGTTAATTCAAGCCTGCCTTTCGTTTCAGGTAATATAACGACTGTGGGCAGTAATGGAGGAGCTAGTTATTACGGAACGCGAGATCAAACAGGGAATGTTGCAGAGATTAACGACGCATATATAGTTGATCCTGTCGGAGGTGACTCTAGAGGTCTTAGAGGAGGATCTTTTGCAGAACAAATACAGTTTATTTCAAAATCTCATAGAGGGTCCGTGCCTGTTCAAGATGCAGGAGAATTTAGTAGCGACATAGGATTTAGATTATCTTCTCCGTATGACGAAGGGGTGTATAGATTCCATAATCAATTTTTGCCTGTTCTTAATTCTGGAAATACCGCAGACTCTACGAGCTATGGGAATGTTGATTATAATTATTATATCACCAAATTCCCGATTAGTAATACTGAATATGTGCAATTCCTTAATACAGTGGATCCAAGCGGAGATAATCAGCAGGATTTATTTAAGTCATCTACTCAAAATTTTTATAGAGGCATATCTAACACAGGAACAGTAAGTGGTTCGATATACGGATGTGATGTAAATATGGATTTCAAGCCAGTGAATTTGGTAGACTGGTTTAATGCTGCTAGATTTGCTAACTGGTTACATAATAAAGTTTCTATCGGCCCTGATGTTACTGGGGACGCAGCTACAGAAGATGGAGCTTATACTTTAAATGGCCTTAACAGCGGTGTTGTTTATGCTAATGCTGACGCAAAATACAGAATACCAACTGAAGATGAATGGTATAAAGCGGCTTATTATGATGGTTCTGTAGATAGTTATTGGAAATATGCGACACAAACCAATGACGACCCAGAACAAGTTTGTGCTAGTAACGCAGGAGATGGAGGACAGTGCGATCCTCTACCAACTCCAACAGCAACGCCGACGAGTACAGTAACCCCAACAAATACAGCTACCGCTGGTCCTACTCCTACACAAACAGCTACAGCTACAGTTACTCCAACAAACACCGCTTCTGCTACAGCGACACCTACTAACACCCCTACTAACACCGTTACTCCAACTAACACTCCTACTTCATCTGTAACTCCTACTCAAACAGCTTCAGCAACAGCTACGACCACAGCTGTTCCTACGGCCACAGCTTCTGTGACACCGACACAAACACCAACAAATACTCCTACAAATTCAGTTACTCCTACACAAACAGCTTCAGCAACAGCTACATCTACCACTACTGCCACTCCAACACAAACGCCAACAAATACTCCTACTAATTCAGTAACTCCTACCACAACCCCAACAAATACGGCAACTACTACTGCCACGGCCACCACAACACACACTCCAACTAATACTCAAACACCAACGAACACACCAACAAATAGTGTGACTCCTACTCAAACACCAACTAATACTGTTACTCCTTCTTCGACAAACACTAGTACTCCCACTCCCACAGCGACAACAACGGGTACGGCTACTCCTTCTCCCACAGTCACTAGTACTGTCACTCCAAGTAACACTCAAACGAATACAGCAACTTTAACAGCTACTCCCACTAATTCCGCAACCCCTACTCAAACGCCAACGAACACGCCAACGCAAACTAATACGGCTAGCCCCAACAGCACACCAACGCTTACGACGACGAACACTCCGACCAACACCTTAACTCAGATGTTCTTCACTCCTACCCCAACGAATACCCCATCGAACACAGCTACTGTTACGCCAACAGCTACTACTACAGCAACAGCTACGCCTACAAGTACCACAGAAGCAACAGCAACCCCTACAACAACACAGACAGCAACTGTCACGCCAACCTCATCAGTAACACCTACTATAACCCCTACAACAACTCAGACTCCAACCAATAGTCCAACCTCTTCTGTAACCCCAACGATAACTCCAACTAGTACTATAACTCCGAGTATTACTCCTACGATCACTCCTTCTGTAAGTGTCCTTGGGGACACGAACAACATGCAATTAGTTGTTGAAGTCGTTGACGCAGCAGTAACTAGTCAATCAACTCTAACAGTGCTTCTAGACCCAACTGATACCTGTGTTATTAATTGGGGAGATGGTGAAGTGGAATATGTCACTAACGAACAACCATCAGTTTACACTCATACCTATTCGGCTAATGGAGTTTATAGAGCGTCAATTGTAAACCCAATTCAAAGAATAAGTTTTTATGGTTCGGTTGTATTGACCCATGTTTTGAGCTGGGGTAATTCTCCCGAATTAGGAAAATATCCAGGCTATGGAATGTTTGAACAATGTATAAATTTAGTAGGAGTCCCATCAATATTTCCCGCTAATCTTGTATTCGCATCATATATGTTTGCTGGTTGTAGAAAATTGGGCTCGATACCTATAGATCTTAGTGGATGGGACACAACAAGCATAGGTACTGCTGACTCAATGTTCAAAGGATGTATTTCTCTTGGTATGTATAGTCCTGTTGGTATTCAATATTGGAATTTACCATATCTCGCTGATGCATCCAGTATGTTTCAAGGATGTTTCTCTTTAAATGAATCTATATCCTGGAACCTTCCTAGTTTGTCAAAAGTAGACAACATGTTCAATAGCTGCAACCTGCTAAATAGCGATATCTCTATGCAGAACATGACTAATCTAAGTAATATTTATGCTATGTTTATGGATTGTACTAGTCTTAATAGCAGCATTAATGTAAACACAGCGAACGCAACGTCAATGAGATACATGTTCTACAATTGTAATAGTTTAAATCAAAATTTAGCAGCAACTATGTCATTCGGCAAACTTGGACAAGGGGATGTTGCTACAAGATCTTGCTCGCTAGAAGGTTTCGCTGGAGGCGCAACAAAACTTACTGGTGCCAACTACGATGGACTCTTGCAAGAGTGGAATGATAGTACTTATCCAGTAACTTTCACGAATGTAGATATGGGCCGATCCACTCCTAGCGTTGGCGCTGGTCAAAACGATAAAATCAGTCTTATTGATAAAGGCTGGACTATATTTGACGGAGAAAACCTCAATTTAAATCCTTCAGCACCTTCAGAGTGTGAATTGGATACGCCATTTTATAGTGTGCCACCTCCACCTCCACAACTGCCACCGCCACCTCCACAACTGCCACCGCCTCCACCGCCGCCACCGCCGCCTCCACCGCCATATTAGGAGTTTAATGATGAACAATAAACAAATCGTAGAAAATTTAACCAAAAAAATATACGACAATATGGGCTATAATTCAGATTTAGACAAAGCAGGAAGCATACTTATTATACTAGCTTTAGCTGGTATAACTTTATCATTAATTAGAATAATACAAGAATGTAATAGCAACAAACTATCTAAGATGACAGAAGAAGAACAAACTCAGTTCTTGCAAAGTAGAATCAAAACTTTGTGCTCTAAGAATACTTGGATTAGTAAGTGGAGATTAAACAAGATTGTTAAGAGACATTTATCAACAGAAGAGTACAAAATGTTTGGTAAAAAAGCAACGGACGCGATAATTAAGTCAGGGAAGAATATAGAATATAAAGAGTGTCATGCTTTAATGGGAGAATCAAATAATGTTTAGTATAATTATATGGTGTGTATATGGTATATTCGTAGGAGCTATTGCTAAAAGTATCGTTCCTGGAGAAGAAAATTTTGGTTTTTTTAAGACTATAGCACTAGGAGTAGCGGGCTCATATTGTGGAGGCGCAGTATTATATATGCTTGGCGAATATTCAGCAGTAGAGCCAGCTGGTATTTTTATGGGAATAGCAGGTTCTGTTTTAAGCTTAGTGTTATATAATAAATTAACGACTAAGTAAAAAACAACAAGGTCCATAAATGCTTCCAAAAAATTTTGATTGGGAATATTATATTTCTGCCAATCATGACCTACAAAAAGCTGGTATTCAGGACGAAACTTCTGCTATCAAACACTGGTTAGAAAATGGCTATAAAGAAAATCGTAAGTATTGCGGTTCGAAAAATACTCTGTCTCTGATCGTAGCATGTAAAGACCGAGTATACAATTTGGTCGAAGCATTAAATTCTTGGCTAGAAATAGATAGAATTACAGAATGTATAATTGTAGATTATAATTCGAGTCCATCTGTATTAGAAAATGAATACTTTGAGTCTTTAAAAAATAATAGTAAAATTAAAATTGTTAGAGTTGTTAATAAAGAAAGATTTAATCTGGGGCAAGCATATAATATTGCAATAGATTACTGTAACAATAGAAATATATTAAAAATAGATGCTGATCATATATGTAAAGATTCTAGTTTTTTAGATTATTTTGTAGAACCCTATGTTCATACATGCTTTCTTCATGGAGACCACATTTTTTGTGATAGTGGTCTTTCTGGATTTTGCCTTTTCCCTAAAGAAGCGAATGTTTATTATAGAGAAGACCTAAATGCGTGGGGTCATGATGATTTAGATTTCTACAATCGTCTTAGGCAAAAACCTCATCCTTACGACCCAAAACAAAAATTGAAAGAAGTTATATTTTTTAATATTGACAAGTATATAGAACACAAGCCCCATGCAACAGATACTCATTATTATCAAAACAAACACAAAAATAACCATTTAAATAAATCACTATGTTTAATTAATCCTTATTTAGAACCATTAAGACAAGAATATAAATTAAATAATAACGAAGAAATTATTTTTAATAATAAAAAAACTATAGATAAAATTTATTGTATTAATCTTGAGCACAGGACGGATAGATGGCAAAACTGTAATAACATAACAAATATAGAACGTTTCGATGCTGTTAATACTAGTGATGTTACGGATCAATATATTCAAAACGGGTTAACTTACAAACCTATCGATACGGAAGTAGCCATATATTTTTATGTACATTCTGGAGCCTATGGAGCATATTTAAGTCATTACTTATTATGGCAGAAAATAGTTGCCAGTGATGTAGACTATGCTTTGGTATTAGAAGACGACATAGAGTTAAGTAGTGTTACAAATTTTTTAGACTCTAATCTTTTAATCGAAGAGTATGATTTTATACAACTTTCTAAAAAAATTAGATTTGATATATATAACAACGCAATATTTGACGGTGCAGAATCGTATATTATATCTAACAAAGGAGCAAACACGCTATTGTCCTTAACTCATTCTCCATTTTTATTTGACAAGTTGGGCGTAAACAAGTATAATAATGCAAACTATGTCGATTCTGTGTCTAATAATTATCGATGGTCAGAACAACCAGCCATCACTTGTCCCGTAGATAAGTTTATGGGGTATGCTTGTCAGACGGGGTTATTAAAATTTTTCTTGTATCCAACTATTAATATAGATAAAGAATTGTCAAAAAAATCGAACATAGCAATAGAAGGTAGTATTAATGCTTGGAATTTTGATTATAATACTATTAAGCATTATTCTAAATTGATTGGAAACATAAATGAGTAGGCCGGATTGGACAGATTATTTTTTAGGATTAGCCAAAGTTGTTTCACAGAGGAGTCACGACATACACACTAAGCATGGCTGCGTAATTACAGATCAACAGCATAGAATATTAGGAGTTGGCTACAATGGCTTTCCAAAAGGCATGGATGATGGATCTCTTCCTACTTCTCGTCCAGAAAAATATCGCTGGATGATTCATGCAGAAAGAAATGCATTGTCTAATTGCGTCATTCGTCCAGACAATGGGATTGCTTACATAACAGGACAATGTTGCAATGACTGTATCATGTCTTTGTGGCAAGAAGGCGTTACTCATATTGTTATGTCTGACACTCACGGGACTCATTTGTTTGATGAGAGAGAACAAAACATTTTCGATTTATTTGTAAAACAAACAGGTATTAAAATTTCAAAATGTACACCAAATTTATCTTGGATAAAAAAAATATAGTTAGCTAAAAGAATTTTTGGGGATTACCGGATGGTGTATAATTAATACAATCAATACTTTATTCGGCCCTTGTCTACTCTAACAAATGATTTATCATATCTATGACAGAATCAATCTTCATTTCGGGCCTTACAGATATTTTTAAGGAGTCAGTATGTCGGCATTAAACGAGTTACAAAATTATACTTTTGTTAGTAAATACGCTAGATGGGTAGAAGCCGAGAATCGCAGAGAAACTTGGAAAGAAGCAGTTGATCGTGTCAAAAATATGATGCTAACTTATTATGCTGAAAAAGACGTCAAGAAAGAAATAGAGTGGGCTTATGACCTGATGTTTAAAAAGAAAATTTTGGGTAGCCAAAGAGCTTTGCAATTTGGAGGAGAGCCTATTCTTAAACGTCATGCAAAAATTTATAATTGCACTAGTTCGCATTGCGACAGACCTAGGTTTTTTCAAGAGTGTTTTTGGCTATTACTTTGCGGTAGTGGCACTGGCTTTAGTGTTCAAAAACATCATATAGCTAAACTACCTAATTTATCACAAACAAAAAAAGATAAGCGTAAGGGTGTAAAATATAAAATAGAAGATAGTATTGAAGGATGGTCTGATGCTCTTGGTATCTTATTAAGCTCATACTTTAATAAGCCTAGCGAATCACGGTTTTCTGAGTATAAAGATAAGTATATTATCTTTGATTATTCTAATATTCGTGAAAAGGGAGCTCAACTATCTTCGGGAGTAGGCAAAGCCCCAGGCTTTGAACCCTTACAAAATGGATTAGAAAAGATTAGAGAGTTACTAGATAGGTGTGTTGCTAATGAACAAAAAAAACTTCGACCTCTCGATGCTTATGATATTATTATGCACAGCAGCGATGCTGTATTATCTGGTGGTGTTCGTAGAAGTGCGTCGTTAGCTTTATTTAGTGCTGATGATGAAAATATGGCCAAAGCCAAAACTGGGAATTGGTATATAGATAATCCCCAAAGGGCCAGAAGTAACAACTCAGCACTACTCCTCAAAGATACTACCACATATGATGAATTCAATAGTCTTATGGAGTCCGTAAAAGAGTTTGGAGAGCCTGGATTTATTTGGAGCGACTCAACAGAGATGACTTTTAATCCATGCGTAGAAGTGGGCATGTGGCCCGTTGATGAAAAAACAGGAAAATCGGGCTGGCAGGGGTGTAATCTTTCTACTATTAATTGTTCGTCTTTGGTAGATGAAGATGATTTTTATGAAAGATGTAAAGCTGCTGCTATTATAGGTACTCTTCAAGCAGGTTTTACAGACTTAGATTATTTGGGTCAAGTTAGTAAAGATATTTTTGATAGAGAGGCTCTATTAGGCGTTTCATTAACAGGCATTATGGAAAAACATGAGTTAGTATTAACAGAAAAAGTACTAAAGAAAGGAGCTAAAATAGCAGTTGATACCAACCAAAAACTAGCCAAAATAATAGCTATCAATCAGGCCGCTAGAGTAACGTGTTTAAAACCAGAAGGAACTAGCAGCAGTATGCTTGGAACCAGCTCTGGAATCCATCCTCATCATGCTAAAAGATATATTAGACATGTACAAGCAAATATTTTAGAGGCTCCGTATCTGCACTTTAAAAGTTACAATCCATTAGCTTGTGAAAAATCATCATGGTCTGCTAACGACACAGATGAAGTAGTCAAATTCCCCATCGAAGTTCCAGATGGGTCTAAATTAAAAAATCAATTGCCAGCAGTAGAGATGCTATCCGTTGTTAAGGATGCACAAAGGAATTGGGTGCATTCTGGAAAAAATAGATCTTTATGCACACAAGACTTTCTGAGTCATAATGTTAGCAATACAGTAACAGTACAGCCAGATGAATGGGAGTCTGTTACTAAATTCATTTACAACAATAGAAAGTTTTTCGCTGGTATTAGCCTAATACCTCAAAGTGGAGATAAAGATTATCCCCAAGCTCCCTTTACTACTGTTTATACAAGCAGAGAGATTGCAAAAGAATACGGTGACGCTGCTTTATGGTGTTCAGGCTTAATAGAATTAGGCTTAAATGCTTTTGATAATAATTTATGGTCCGCTTGTGACTATATAACATTAAATCAAGACACAGATCAAGATGGAGAAGATAAAAAGTTATTTTCTTTAAAAATGAAAAGATTTTCAAAAAAATATTTCGATGACGATACAAAAAGATTAACTTATTGTATGAAAGATGTATATAACTGGAAAATTTATACTGACTTGTATGAGAGTTTTTCTAAAGTCGATTATACGCAACTATTAGAAACAGAGGACAATACCGTAGGAATAGAGGAAATTAGTTGCGCTGGCGGCGCATGTCTAATCTAATTTATTCTGAAAGGTTAACAAATTGAGAAAACGAAAAAAAAATCCGACTATTAATGCTACAAATAAGCTAGTTCCAGATGATTTTGTACTTGGATTTAAAAATAGACTTAAACCCAGAACAATAAATCAAAAAGAATATATCAGAGCCATAGCAGAAAATACTATTACTTTTTGTCAAGGGGTTGCTGGAAGCGGAAAAACTCACATAGCTGTGGGTATGGCTTTAGAATATCTGCTTGACAACAAAGTAGACAAAATTGTAATAACAAGACCTGTTGTAGAAGCTGGAGAAAAACTAGGTTATTTACCTGGAACAGCAGAGGAAAAACTTCATCCGTATTTATTGCCTTTGTTTGATGAAATTAATTATTTCTTACATATGCAATCTTACTCTAAATTAAAAGTAGGTAGACAAATAGAAGTTGTTCCTTTGGGTCTTATGAGAGGCAGGAGTTTTCATAATGCTTTCATAGTAGCAGATGAGTGCCAAAATGCATCTTACGATCAATTAAAAATGCTTTTGACACGTATTGGCGTAGATAGTAAAATGGTCCTAACGGGAGATGTAGATCAATCAGACTTAAGAGAAGAACAAAGGGGTGGTTTTTCGTCTCTTATTAATTATCTGAATGGAGTAGATGACCTATCTATAACTACTTTAGATGGTTCTGATATTGTGAGAAATCCTATTATTGTTAATATATTAAATAGATTAAATGAGTACAAACGTTGACAAGAAAAAATGTTTATTATTAAATGCAGACTATGCTCCAATTAAAATAATTTCTTGGAAACAGGCAATGGTATTAGACTATAAGAATAAGTCTAAAAATCATTCAATAATAGATATTTTAGAATATTATGAAAATATGTATGTAGCTGGTACAGATGAAAAAAAATATTCTGTGCCAGCTATTATGCGTATTAAAAAATACATTAATATATATAAGCACAAAATTAATTTTTCTCGTAAAAACCTATTTATCAGAGATAAATTTTCTTGTCAATATTGTGGCAAACAATTAATTGGTACACAGTTGACATATGACCATGTAATCCCCAAATCTAGATATAAGCCGTTCTATAAGAAAAGCACCAGCTGGTCAAATATAGTTACCTCATGCAGAAAATGTAATATAAAGAAGGGCAATAAAACCCCTGATGAGGCAGGTATGAAACTGATTAATAAACCGTTAAGACCCTTTTATAGCGTTGAGTACTTGCCTATGTACCTTGAGGTTGTTAGTATAAGTGAAGATTCTACATATCATTGCTGGAAACCTTATATTAAACATATAATCAATAATGAATAATTTCTATATAAAAAGTACAAATTACGATAGTAAAAATTTTTGTGCCATGGGTCAGGAAGACTATATAGATAAAAATGGAGACCCAAGAATCGAAGAAAATGATAGTGATAAAATAGCAGCTAAAATTATTTTCAATAAAAAATCTAGACAAGTAAATCAAAAAGATTTATCTAAATCGTATTTTATAAAGATCAATCCGAAGATGGAAGTTTTTAATCCCATAGAGTTACTATCTAGTGTGAACAATAAACAAACAAATCATTTTATAGAAAACACATGCAAGAGTGAATGGTTTTTCAAAGAAGTAGATATGCATGTTTTTAACAAATACTTAAATTTTTTGAAATTAAAAAATGTAAAACTGATTAAGGATATTCAAAGAGATTTAAAATAAAATGCCAATATATTCTTATTGTTGTAAAAAGTGTAGCCAAACATTTGAGATGTTTTTTAATTACAGTAATTACAAAGATAAACCTAAATGTGAAATTTGTGGATCAAAGGACACGGATAGACAAATAACACTAGATGCCGCAACAATAAATGGTTCTGTTAAAAAATCAGATTCTGAATTAAAGATTGGTGATTTAGCTAACAGAAATAGAGATAAACTATCACAAGATGAAAAGATACACCTATATAATAAACACAATGAATATAAACAAGATAAACCAGCAAGCAAATTACCTCCAGGTGCTAAAAGACTTAAAAAGACTAAAGGTGTAAAATGGACATAGATAAAACCTTAGAGCAAATATCTAATTTAGATAAGCAAAAAATAAAACACAGAGACTACGAGAATCAGTCCGAATTATTTGATACCGAAGCCCCTATGCCTATTATTACAGACTCAGATCATGAAATCGTAATAGAGTTATCTATGAATTTGCTTTCTAAAAATTCAGAAGATACTGCTGCCTTACCAGAGACTCAGCCTATGTATCACAACAACTACTGGATACCTTTACAGTCTGGAATAAATCCAGAAGAATACTGTAAAACTTTTTTAAATCATTTTCAAAACGCAATTACTGGTGCAATATAACATGGAAGATTTTAATATAAATCATATTGATAATGATAATAGCGGTGTTTTTTCTTATTACTATAGTTTTTTAGATGATTCTGATTTTGAAGACTCTTTAGGATATCCTAGAATTAAAGATCTAGATAATAGGGCTATGGCAAAAAAAGTTTGTGCTGACAAAGAACAGCAAAGCCATTACTATATTAGAAAGGGCTACGACAGTAAAATATATAATCCTTTATCACAAATTGCGTCTAAGAGTAAATTTAATATAACAGACAATTCAGACAATATGCGTTTTAAATTAGTTAGCAAAAAAGCTTTTGATTTATTTATGATATACCTGTCAACAAAAGATATAAAAATATTAAACCAAACAGAGAGAGAAGTATAATTATGGCTGATATAAGTAATACAAAAAAATATGCAATCTTATGGTTAAATTCTTTGGGTAGAGACATTTCTACTATTAGTTCTGAACTTAAGATTTCTAAAGATAAAGTATTAGGCATTGTAACTGAAAGCGGTTCTGTTTCCGAAGAAACTACTCAGGCTCAATCTCAAACAAGCAAAGATCTCATGATCACACGTACTGCTGGGAAAGGCGTTAATTCTGTAGCAATAATGACCAAAGAGGCGTCGGAAGTTGGGGATGCTAAATTAAAGAATGCTCAGAAACAAACGTATGATGATTTAGAAAAAGGTATATTTAGACCTACAAAATAATTTTTTGGATATTTAACTTTTATAATGAAAAATACATTTCCCTCCCGTTACTCTAATGGGATAACAGTCTCTGCTGCACAATATATAACTGAGCTTATATGTGAAAATAAAGCTAAAATAGACAAAGAAGATCTGTATTATAGATTTTGGTTGACTAAAAAATGGGATAAATATTATAGAAATCAAATAGCTTCTGCGAATAAGCTTGTTAAACAATATGATCCAAGAGCTATCATTCTAGCATTAAAAGACAAAAAAGCCCAAAAAATATATTCTTTGCGGGCCCCTCACTTAAAAGATATTATAGAGTATCACCAAGATATACTTGATAGCAAAAATCAAAGCTTTACTCTTGAGTTAGACAGAAAAGAAAACAAAACATTTAAGAAAATAGAACCAAAGAAAAATATAATTTCTAAAATAAAGGATTTAGATGATGGGCTTTAAAGAAGATGTAATCAAAAAATTTGGAGATCAAGTAATATTATCTGCAAATGCTATAGTAGATAAAAAATTAGTTATAATACCTTTTAGTCCTTCACTAGATATGGCTCTAAATGGAGGAGTACCAGAAGGTAGCTTTATGGTGTTGACAGGACAGCCGAAATGTGGGAAAACAACTTCTGCTTTATCCTTTGCCGCTATAGCACAGAGAGAAATTTATAAAGGAGAGTTAAAAAAAGATAGACATGTGTACTATCTAAACATAGAAGGTAGATTGAAGAAAAGGGATTTAGAAGGAATACCAGATTTAGACTTAGAAAGATTTGAAGTTATAGGTTCACAGCAAGGCAAAATTCTACACGCAGAAGAGTACTTACAAATCGCAGAGAGAATTATAAACGAAGAGCCTGGATCTATAGTAATTATCGATTCTTATTCGGCTTTATGTACAGAAGCAGAAATCACGGCAGATATGGGGAAAATGCAAAGAGCTGACGGAGCTAAATTGTTAGCTAAATTTTGCAGAAAGGTGGCCAATGTCATACCTGTTAATAAAAATGTAGTTATAGGTATTACTCATCTTATGGGTAATCCAACAGGATATGGAGCAGAATTTAAAGAAAAGTCTGGTCAAGCTATTGCTTATCAAACAGATGTTAAGCTGAGAGCAAAAACTTTTAAACCGTGGGTCTTGGGTGCTGATGGCACACAGATAGGACAACAAGTAGAATGGCAAGTAGCATGCTCTGCGCTCGGACCTCCTGGTGCTGTAACCACTGGTTACATCAGATATGGCTGTGGTATAGATCAACATATGGAAATTATATCAATAGCTTGTGATGTTGGATTGATCAACAAAGCGGGAGCTTGGTATTCTTTAGATTTTTTGGAAGACAAAGAAAAGAAGAAGCAGAAGTTGCAAGGTACTGAGAAGATTAGAACATTTTTACTAGAGAACCCTAAAGCTTTCGAGAAACTATCAGCCGCTATTAAAGAAACTATGGGCATATAAATATGTTAATTAAAGATTTGGACGGCAAATCTCATAATTGGACTTTACTTGGGAATATAGCTCATGGACAAATTTCTAATAAGTCCAACGGGCATTTAGAAGCAAGAAAATTATTATCTGGTGTTTTTCCTACATTGCAGATATTAGAAGAAGTACCTATTCGATTAAGAAAATCACAAACTTTATATTTAGATTTTTATTTACCATTAAATAAATTGTGCGTAGAAGTTCACGGTGAGCAACATTATAGATTTATAACACACTACCATCGTAATCAAATAGGTTTTTTGAAACACAAGAAGAGAGACAAGGAAAAGATGGAGTGGTGTGAAATTAATGATATTAAATATGTGGAATTGCCTTACAATGAGAATTTAGACCAGTGGAAACAAAGGATAGACAGTGAACACTAAAGAACAAGTATCTGAATGGGATAAAGTACTAGATGAGTACGAAAATACTCTTGGGTTTACTTCTTATGAGATGCATAATAAATTTTCTGACGACGAACTCAATTTATACTTTACTATGAATAGAGACTCGATAGAAAAATTAACCCCAGAAGACTGTGCTCAAATAGCTATGAGATTATCTCAATACTCCTTGTTTATTCAAAGAACATTGAATAGAGAAATAGCTAGACATAATTGGGCAGAAGAGACTATTAAGGAAACTATTGCGGACGAGATCAATAACTATAAGGGTTATGGTTATATAGAAAAATCACTACAGGCCATCAAACACAATGATAAAGCGAATTCTTTAAATAAAATAAAAAAATATGCAAAACAAAGAATGGACAGAATGTCTTACATAGCTAACAACGTAAAAAATTTATCAGATATCTTATTAGCTGTACAGAAAACAAAGGTGAAACATGGATCTTAATGAACTCTTTAAAGACAAGAATCAAATTAAAAGTCTTATTACATTATTACAACAGGTTGTTGATTCTCAAGAAACAGAAGATGAGTCAAAAATAGAAGACACCGAGCAACAGGAAGCACAACCCAACAGTAAGATAAAGACCAGAGAATCTCGTAGAGTCGTAAAAAATAACGGGTTTGTGAATAAATTTGACAGTATGTCAGAATTTAATTCCTTCAAAGCGGATGGTGCCATAGACAAAGTTTTATCTCAACAGCCTCCTGTAGCCAGAACTAGAGAATTTGAAGCGATAAATGTCGTATGTAGAGTATGTGGAAAACAAGAAAATGTAAATCCGTCATTAGCTCATGAAGGCCCAGCTAGATATAAGTGTAACAATTGTTCCAAATTACCAGGATAAATAAATGATACTTTGTGATCCTTCGTCAGAACGTGCTGTTCTCAGCGGTGTTTTGAAGTACGGAGAAGATGCTTTTTTGGATATTGCAGATGTTCTTCAGTCTTCATCATTTACTATTGATAGCAATCAAATTATTTATAAATGTATAAAAAACATTTGTGAAAAAGAACAAAAACCATCTATAGACATAGCTTCAATATATTCAGCAGCTCAGGAGTTGGATTTATCTCATGTCTTTGATAAAAAAGATGAAGTTCAGCACCTAAAAGCAATATTTGATTTCCCTGTGAATCTTGCGAATGTAAGAAAATTTGCTGTAAAAATTCGTAAACTAGAAATTGCAAGACTATTACATTCCGAACTAAAAGACACTCAAAATAAATTATTGGACATTAATGGTAGCGAGTCCATATCAACAATTTTAGGTATCGCTGAAGAAGCAGTATTTAACTTCGGAAGTCAATTAGGTACAGACTCAGAAGCTGCGCCATCAATGATGGCAGAAGGTATTGAAGAATATATTGATGAGCTTAGAGAAAATCCAATAGACCAAGTTGGTATACCTACTGGATTTCCTGTTTATGATCAGTCTATAGGAGGGGGTTTACGTAGAGGTACTATTAATGTTATCGGAGCTAGACCTAAAGTTGGTAAAACTTTGTTATCAGACAATATGGGTTTTCATATAGCTAACAAGCTGAAGATACCTGTTTTAAATATGGACACAGAGATGACAAAGAATGATCATATACATCGCCTATTGGCTATGTCTACAGAAATAGAAATGTCTAAAATAGAAACTGGTCAGTTTGCAGATTCAGCAGCTTTAAATGAAAAAATTAATCAAGGAGCGCAAAGCCTAAAAGAATCTCCTTTGTTTCATAAAAGCATAGCAGGCAAATCTTTTGATGAGCAGCTTTCTATTATGAGAAGATGGTTACTTAAAGAAGTAGGGCTGAATGACGACGGGACCGCAAAAGAATGTGTTATATTTTATGATTATTTGAAACTCATGGATTCTGCTGGAATTAATCAAGACCTAAAAGAATATCAAGTTCTGGGATTTATGATGACCGCTTTGCACAATTTTGCTATGAGATATCAAGTACCCATAGTGGCCTTTGTTCAATTAAACAGAGATGGTATCACAAAAGAATCAACAGATTCTGCATCTGGATCAGATAGAATTATTTGGCTGTGTAGTAACTTTACTATATTCAAAAGAAAATCTGACGAAGAAATTGCAGAAGATGGTGCTGATGTAGGAAACAGAAAATTAGTTCCTGTAATTAGCAGACATGGTGGAGGCTTAGATGACAATGACTATATTAATTGTAAAATGAAAGGTTGGTGCGCAAAAATAATTGAGGGTAATACTAAACTAGAGGTATCTAATAATATTAAGTCACAAAATGATGGGTTTATACTAGATGAAGACAGCAATTCGGAAGATGAAATCAACTTCGTATGATCAGAATCAGATTAAAGTTATAGCAGACCTTGTGTGTGAAGACATAGAGGGCTTGTTAGAAGCTTTGGGTGTAGAAGAATACAAACTTTTAGACAATATGGTAATTACAAGTTGCCCTATTCATGGGGGAGATAATTCTTCAGCCTTAAATCTGTACCACACAGGAGACTCTTATAGAGGGAATTGGAAATGCAGGTCTCATAAATGTGAAGAGACCTTCATGCCTTCTGTTATAGGTTTTATTAGAGGCTGTTTATCTAGAATGAAATACGGCTGGGAAAAAGATGGTGATACTACAGCATCTTTTAAAGAGGCTTTAGAGTATGCTGTTAAATTTACTAAGCAAGACCCTAGTAATATTAAGGTTTCTAAAACAGCTAAAGAGAAAAATAAATTTGTTAATAATATTAGATACATACAATCCTCTCCAGTAAACAACAAAGTTAGCAATGGTGTTGGTAGAGACACAGTAAAAAACAATTTAAATATTCCATCAGAGTATTTTATCTCTAGAAATTTTAATAAAAACATACTTATTAAGTATGATGTAGGAGAATGCAAAACAGCAGGTAAAGAAATGTATGGAAGAGCAGTTGTGCCTATATATGATAATAGTCATAAATATATGATAGGTTGTTCTGGCAGGACGCTAGATGATAACATTAAGCCTAAATGGAGGCATAGTACAGGCTTCAAGTCTGAGAACGTATTGTATAACTATTGGTATGCTCAAAAACATATTCAAGAAACAGGTATTGCTATTTTAGTAGAAAGCCCCGGAAATGTATGGAAACTTGAAGAGGCCGGAATACATAATTCTTTAGCTATATTTGGAGCATCAATAGCCGATAAACAAAAAATGATGCTAGATATATCTGGAGCAATGACTATAATTACTATTATGGACAACGATGAAGCGGGGGTAAAAGCTTCAGAACAAATAAAATTTAAATGCTGCAGAACATACAATGTAAAAAATATTGCTATCAAAAGTCATAATGATATAGGGGAAATGACATCAGAAGAAATCAAAAAAATAATCATACCCGAAATTAAGGACTGTTACAAATGAATATAGTAGCACTTGCTGGAACAAAACAATCTGGAAAAACTTCCTCTTGTGTATTTATTCAACAAGCATTCGATGCTTTGCCGGAAACGCAAGGAGTAGCTAAAATATATAATTTTGCTGACCCTCTAAAACAGATGTGTCTTGATATTTTCGGCTTCAAACGTAGTCAATGCTATGGTTCTGATGAAGATAAAAACGAACTTATAGACTGCTATTGGCCTCAATCTGGAAAACAAATGACAAGCAGGGAAGTTATGCAATATGTCGGCACTGACGTTTTTCGGAAGATACAAACAAATGTATGGTCTGATGCAACTATGAGATTGATAAAATCTGAAAATCCTGATTTGGCATTAATAGCAGACTGCCGTTTTCCTAATGAGGTTGACGTTGTTAAAAAAGCTGGGGGAGTAGTCATAAAACTTAATAGATCTCCTTATAGGTCTACACACGCTAGTGAGACAGCACTAGACGAATCGGTTTATGATAGTTCCAACTTTGATTTAATTATAGATAACTCCGAAATGATTCTTGGGGCTAAAAATAATATTATTTTAAATTACTTATCAGATAAAGGAATACTATCATTATAATTACATATTTTAGAAGCTCCTCTTACAACACCCACTCTATGTGCGAACAGCAGTACTTTATAGAGTACGTCCTTGGATGGAGAGGCCCTTCGGGACAAAAGGCTGATAAGGGTACTATTGTACATAAAATTTTAGAAATATTGGCTGTAATCAAACAAGCTCAACAAAATAATCAAGAAGAAATAAATGATGATCTTTTGGGCCCGATAAGTACCGATAGCTATAATCTCAATACAATTATACATGACGTATATGAATATTATACTACCAGAACACCTCATCATAAGTGGACCGCTAAAGATTATAAAGATTGCCATGCTTGGACCTACAAGGCAATAGATTTTAATGACGGAATGTTTGATCCAAGAAATAGAAATATATTGTGCCCAGAACAACATTTCGATTTTGAAATTAAAAAACCATGGTCTAAATATAGTTATAAATTGCCAGATGGTAAAAACTTAGAAGGTAATTTAGCTATGAAAGGAACCATAGATTTAATTACGCTGGTAAATGAAGATACTATTGAAATTATAGATTGGAAAACAGGAAGAAGGTTAGATTGGGCTACCGGTAAAGAAAAAACACAAGAAAAACTTGAGACAGATCCTCAATTAAGAATATATCATTATGCCATTAAACATTTGTATCCCCATATAAAACATATCATATTTTCAATTTATTATATCAATGATGGGGGTCCTTTTACTGTTTGTTTCGATGACAAAGATTTGATTTCTACAGAAGATATGTTGCGAGCTAAATTCAACACTATCAAAGCTGTTAAGCGTCCTAAATTAAAGAAAAGTTGGATGTGTACAAAGTTATGCCATTTTGGTAAAACAACTTTTGAAAATTCTATACTTGACCCGACGGTTGAATATAGAGATAATCAAGTATGTAGTAAAGGTTCGTACATGACAAAGTGCGAACAAATTAAACACGATATAGAACTATACGGTATAGACACTTCTATGGCTCTATATAAACATCCTAATCACTCATTTGGTTCATATCAAGCCCCAGGTTCTGCATGAAAAACTATAGCGCATTACATGTCCATTCCCATTACAGTTTGATGGATGGTCTTTCTAAACCTTTGCAGATAGCTGACAGATGTAAAGAAGTAGGTATTACAAGCTGTGCCATTACTGATCACGGCTCCATATCTGGTGCTGTTCAATTCTTTTCGGCTATGAAAAACCAAGGAATTAAACCGATACTGGGATGTGAAATATATGTTTGTAAGGAAAGTCCTGAAATAAAAAACAAAACCAATAGTAAACTAAGTCATTTTTTATTATTATCAAAAAATTATGAAGGTTGGAGATCTTTAATTAATATTATTTCAGAATCAAATTTAGAATGTAATTTTTATCGAAAGCCAAGGCTAGATTTTAACACTCTGGCAAATCTATTAGATGGTAATATTATCGGATATTGTGGACACATGGGGTCCGTGTTGGCAAACGATCTGATGTCTTCTTCTGAAAATGACATAGGTAAGATAGGCTCAGAATTTGTTGCACATATGAAAGACATTTTTGGTTCTGATAACTTTTTTCTAGAATCACAGTTAATGGATAAAGAAAATACACCAGAACAAATAGAGATTACAGAACACATACGTAGAATTGCAGAAAACACAAACACTAAAGTAATATGTACTCCTGATGCTCATTATTGTAGAAAAGAAGATGCGGTAGATCAGCGCATACTGTTGTGCAATAATCTAAAAACAACATTAGTGGAGATCAACAGAAAACTACTAAACGACGAAGAAGTTCCTATGTCTTGTTTTTTTAAATCAGATAATTTTCATATATTGTCTCCAGAAGAAATGCAAGAATTACATACAGAAGAAGAAATCGAAAACACTTTATACGTAGATAGCTTATGTGAAGACTATACCATATTAGATAAACCTATCTTACCCGATTTTAAATGTCCTAAAGGTATGGATTCAGCTGAATACTTAAGACATTTGTGTAGACAGGGCTGGAAAAATAAAATTGAACACGATGTAGATAAAAATATGCATGCAAAATATGTTGATAGAATTAAATATGAATTAGATGTTTTGCAAGGTGCGGATTTATCCAGCTATTTTTTAATTGTTCAAGATATAGTTCAATATGTTAAAGACAGTTCTTGGCTACCCGGCCCAGGCAGAGGGTCTGCTGCAGGATGTTTGGTATCTTATCTAATAGGAATAACTTCTATTGATCCAATTAAATATGATCTTATTTTCGAAAGATTTTATAATGCAGGTAGAAATACCGGCGGGCATATTTCTATGCCTGATATTGATATAGACGTTCCAATTAACAAGAGAGAAGAGATAATCTCATATATTAAAAAGCAATATGGTGAAGATAAAGTTTCTCAAATGATAACTTTTAATACCATGAAAGGTAGAGGAGCTTTAAAAGAGGTTCTTAGAGTTTATGGAAATATAACCTTTGATGAAATGAATAAGATTACTAAATTTATACCAGACGAAGCAAAAATAGCAGATGAGTTGCAAGAAATGAGAGAAGACACAGGAGAGGCTTCTATTATAAGATGGGCATTAGAAAATAATGTTGACAAACTAAAGGAATGGTGCTATATTAATGATGAGGGGCAGCTATCAGGGCCTCTAGCTAAAAGATTTGAACAGGCTATAAGGTTAGAAGGAACTAAATCAAATCAATCAAAACATGCTGCTGGTATCGTAATAAGTAAAGATCCTTTAAGAAGTGTTTGTCCAATGGTATACGATTCTAAAAATAAACAATCAATTGCCGGAATGGAAATGCAAGACCTTGAGAGTTTAGGTGTAATTAAATTTGACGTCCTTGGCATAGCCATGTTAGACAAAATTATGACTATATCTAATATACTAAAAACTGGAGAATAAAATGGTTAAAAAATTTAGAGAATTAAATGTCGGAGATCAGTTTACTTATGCTGGTACTCAGTATATAAAAATGAATCCTGTAAAAGTAAGCTGTTGTAGATCAGTTAATATGCATGTTGTGGGAAACACATCACAAAGAACTTTTTTAAACCCAGATGTAGAGGTTACAGTTAATGCCTAATTTTCAGAAGATATGCGTTTTTGACATGGAAACGGACGGGGCTAAACCTGATAAGTGCAGCCCCGTTCAAATCGCAGCCATTATGATTGATCCTAATAGGCTGGAAATTATTAAGGATTCGGAATTCAATATTACATTAAAGCCATTGGCTTTAGAAGATGATAAGGACTATGACTATAGTGATTCCGATGTGTTAGACTTTCATGCTAAAGTCCAAGGATGTTCAAAAGAAAATATTTTGGATAAGTGGAAGGACTATCCTAAGCAAGAACTGGGTTGGAAAAATTTTGTTTCTTATCTAGATATGTATCATACTAGGTCTGAAAGAAAATCATGTTTCACAGCACCAATTGCTGCAGGTTATAATATTAATGGTTTTGATTTAAAAATAGTTGAGAGACTAAGTTCTAAATACAAAAATGTTAATAAAGAGGGAAGATCAAATTTATTTTTCCCTAGAGACGTTATAGATGTAATGAATTTAATTTTTTATTGGTTTGAAGGAAATAATGAACTAAAGAACTATAAAATGGATAATCTTAGAGAATATTTCGGTATGGATAAAGATGGAGCACATGATGCCCTCAAGGATGTACAAGATACAGCAGGGTTACTTATTCGTTTTTTGAAATTGCATAGAAATGTTGCTCAAAAAGTCAGTTTTAGAGATTCTTTTGTTCAGTAATTATGTCAGAATATTTTGCTTTTTCTTGTGGCTGTAAGTTCAAAGTCTTAAATAAAGATTGCGATCCTCCACTTATTGATTTTAATCCTGAATTAGAGTCTATAAATCTTAATTGTGAAAAAACTTGGGATCTGATATCTTCTGGTAATACCAAAGGGTGTTTCCAGTTAGAATCTCGCTTAGGCCAGACAATGGCCAAGAAGCTAAAACCCTCAAATATTAATGAGCTTTCTGGATTGATAAGTATTCTTAGGCCGGGATGCCTAGAAGCTTATCGTGATGGAAAAAGTGTTTCCAGTCATTATATAGACAAAAAGAATGGTTTGGAATCAATTGATTATTTTCATCCCGCTTTGGAGCCTATTTTAAAACATACATATTCTGAAATGATTTATCAAGAACAAGCTATGTCTATATCTAAAGAATTGGCTGGTTTTGATCTACAACAAGCTGATGAATTAAGAAAAGCTATTGGTAAGAAACAAGCAGATAAAATGGCAAAGCTTAAAAAGAGCTTTATCAAAGGTTGTGCAAAAAGAAAGTCTGTGTCTAAAGATGAGTCAGAACAGATATTTGGATGGATTGAAAAATCCCAGAGGTATTTATTTAATGCCAGTCATTCTATTAGTTATGCCATGAATGCCTATCTGTCTGCTTATGCTAAAGCGCATTTCCCTAAAATATTCTTTGCTTCATATTTACGTTTTGCCAAAGACAAAATGGATTCTCAACAAGAGATTAAAGAGTTGGTAAGAAATGCTAATGAAATGGATATTAAAATTAGCATACCTGATTTAAGAAATCTCAATGAATTTTTTATCCTAAAAAACAAAATCATATACTTCGGCCTAACAGACATAAAAGGCGTCGGTCAGTCCGTATATAAAAAAATAATAAAGATGGCAGAAGAAAAAGATATTATTGAGTATAGTTGGCTGGAAACTTTATTTGAAGTACTATTAAATATTAATTCAACTGCCAGTAAAGCACTAATTTCTTGTGGTGCTCTGGATTATTATAAAAAAAATAGAACAGATATGTTATTCAATTATGATCTTATTTCTGAATTAACAAAAAAAGAATCAGACATATGCAGAAACATTATATCTGAGTCTAAAAATAAAGATATCAAAATAATAAAAGTGCTAGAGCAACTACTAGAAGCCCCTAGAATACAGAAAAATAGAAAAAAAATAATAAATAATATAATTAGCAGTATCAAGAAACCTCCTTACTCCCTGATAGATAAGATAGAGTGGCTGTCCGACTCCGAAAACAATATGCTCGGTGCATCAATTACGTGTTTTAAAATTGATACATATGATACTGCTATGGCTAACTGTAATTGTAAAAGCTTTAAAACTTCAGTTGTAAGTAGTAATATTGTCATTGCTGGAGAAATTAATAATATAAATATTATTAAAACCAAAAAAGGTAAAAATCCTGGACAAGAAATGGCTTTTGTTAGTATTGAAGATCAGTACGGAATACTAGACTCTGTAATATTTTTCCCTGAACAACTGTCTAAATATAGAACACATCTTTTCAATGGCAATATCTTAATATTCAGCGGTAACAAAAGCAAAGATAAGGACGGATTGATAGTAGAAAAATGTTTTATGCCAGCGACTTGACACCATAAAACCAGCATGTATTATAATGTATTGAACGATAACTAATTACTTTCTCGGAGATTAATTTATGAATATTACATTGTTGAGAGGCAACCTAGCCCGTGACCCTGACTTAAGAGTTGTTAATACTGGAGGCAAACAAACTTCTGTAGTGAATTTTACAGTAGCTGTATCCAGAGAGTACACTAAGTCTGACGGGACAAAAGATAAGGTTACCTCTTTTATTAATTGCGAAGCTTGGGATACCGGAGCTGAAGTTATCAATGAATCCTTTAATAAAGGGGACTTGGTTATGATTGAAGGATCTTTAAGGAATGATTCTTGGGAAAAGGATGGTGTTAAACACAGCACTCTAAAGATTAGGGTTAATAATTTCTCAAAAATCACTAAGTTGTCTAGATATAAGCAGCAGCAACCTGCCAGCACAGAAGACTCTAGTAAAGAAGAAACTGTCGCCTTTTAACTAGTAATCATAGGATCTTAGATAATAGGGGGGAGTTAATCCCCCCTATTTTATATATATGAAACCAAAACTTAAAATTTTAATGTGCTCTGAAGCAAGCTTTCTTAGTTCCGGATTTGGAACATATACAAAAGAGCTTTTGACTAGATTACACAACACAGAAAAGTATAACATAGCAGAATTTGCTTCTTACGGCTATGTCAATGATCATAGGGATAAAGACATCCCTTGGAAATATTATGCTAATGCAGTAAGAGAGAATGACAGCAGGCATAGAGAATATTCCTCTCGGCAGGACAACCAATTTGGAAGATGGAGATTTGAAAAAGTATTGCTGGATTTTAAGCCAGATGTTGTAGTTGATATAAGGGATTACTGGATGAGTGCTTATCAAGGTATTTCTCCTTTAAGAAAATATTTTCACTGGATTCTAATGCCCACAGTCGACTCTGCTCCACAGCAAGAAGATTGGATTGATACTTATCTTTCTGCCGATGCCATATTTAGCTATTCTGACTGGGGAGGACAAGTTATTCAGCAGCAAAGCAGTGGTGCTGTAAACTATATAGATACTGCATCTCCCGGAGTGGATTTAAATATCTTTAAACCACAAAACAAAGCCGCTTGCAAAGCATATCTGGGTATTCCAGAAGATTCCATAATTATAGGATCTGTGATGAGAAATCAAAAACGAAAACTTATTCCAGAATTACTCCACGCTTTCAGATCGGTATTAGACAACTTAAAAGAAAACAAAGAAGATGAAAAGGCTAAAAAACTATTTCTTTATCTTCATACTAGCTATCCCGATATGGGTTGGGACATCCCCGAACTATTGAAAGATTTAAGATTATGTAATAAGGTGTTTTTTACATATAGCTGTAGAGGATGTAAAAATATTAAATCGACTACATTTTCAGGCCCACAAAAAACTTGCAGTAAATGCATGAACAATGCTTGCTTCTTACCCTCTGTCACAGACGGTATCGAACAAGAAGATTTAAGCAAAATATATAATACTTTTGATATGTATGTTCAGTATTCCATATGCGAAGGTTTTGGTATGCCTCAAGTGGAGGCCGGAGCCTGTGGAGTACCCATTGCCACCGTAGACTACAGCGCTATGTGTGACATTGTTAAAAAGTTAAATGCTTTTGCTGTGCCTCCTAAAACTATTTTTAAAGAAATGGAAACTAAAGCATATCGTGTCTATCCAGATAACGACATCCTAGAACAGCATATACTAAATTTTATAGACAAGCCATCTCCGATACGAAGTCGAATGGGTTCTGAGGTAAGATCCTTAACAGAACAAAACTACTGCTGGAATAGAATAGCCAAGGTGTGGGAAAAATATTTAGACGAACTCGACGATAGAGGATACAGGTCAGACTGGAACGCAGAAGCTACTTATATACAAGAGCATGAAATGAATAAAGATGTGTCTAGCGTTCAAAATTTATTTAAATATTGTGCTACGTATGTTTCTGATTTATCTAAAATTGGTAGCTATAAATTTTTAAATATACTTAAAGACTCAGACTATGGTTTTACCGTTAAAGGCCCTACTTCCATAGTCCCTGCTGGTAAACAGGATATGGAGAATTTCTTTCAAATGTATGCCAAAGCCCATAACACTGCTGAAAAAGCCAGAGTGTCAGGAGCAACATCTCAAGAAGACTTTATAGTATATGCCAAAATGAAAGCATCTTCATAAATGAATATTTTATATGTAGGACCATATAGACAAGATAATTTTTATGGCTTGTATTCTCAAGCAGTTATACAAGATTTGGGATCAAAACATAATTTAAAACTTAGACCTATATTTTATAATAGCTCACAAATTCAACGAGAAACTCTACCTAATATATTCCCACAACTAGAAAATCAAACACTAGAGAGCTATGATTGTCTAATACAGCATGTGGCACTACAAGATATACTATATACTAACGCTTTCAAAAGAAATATAGTAATTCCTATTATAGATCATGAATATGATGACGGTCTTATATCTAACAAAGGTGTTGATGAATTTTTCTTAGACTCTGACTGCGAAAACATACCTTTACCAGAACAAAAGGTAAAGAAATTTGAATTAAACCTAGACTTTTCAGTTGACAAAAATCAAATTTTTGATATTGGTCCATTAATAGCAACACGCAAGCTGTATTTTGTTGGGGACTATCAAGACAATATAGATATTATATTAAGTACTATTAGGTCTTTTGTATATCTCAACAATTTCTTGGATACAGATATCAGCCTAGCTCTGTTTGTTTTTAATATTAGTGCTCAAGAAATACAACAAATCAAAGAATACATTAAAAAAGTATATGGTGTTTTTGGCTATAAATTCATAGTTGATAAAATTTCTATCACCCCATTATCTATGAATATACAAAATATATTATCTGCACATAATTCTGGTAATATTTTCTTAAATTTAAACACACACGCATGTAATGCAATAAATTCTGTGATTGCTACTAGTCTATCTAAAGAAGTAGTTGATTTTGAATTAAATAATGATATTAGTAATTTATACATCAATGAAAAACCAACTAAACAATGGATAAAAACTTACACGGATAAGTCTATAGTCAACAGTATAAAAACCCATTTCACTGCCAAAAATACGAAACAACCAATTAAGCACAAAAAAATAAATAACTTATTATGAAATCATTACCTGTAGCTAATATAGTCAATAGTCTAATATATCAAGATAATTTTAATATCGTTTATGATAGTCATGGAAGCTTATTTGATCTGATTATAAAATCTATGGACTTTGCCATACACGACGCAGATATTGCTCATTCGGATATGTGGTATCATTCATTTTTAACTAATAATCCTATAAATTTCACAAATAAATATATGAACACAGCTATATCTTCTCATTTAAATACATTGGCGATTTTTCATGATGGAGTACCTCCTCAACTCAAAAAAGAGGATGTAATGATATTGCAAAATCAAATTAAAAATTCAATTAAGATATTAACAGATGGATCTTTAGCGAGTCAGTGGCTTCCGTCAGATGACAAATGGTATACTGTTAATTATGGCATTCCCTATATAGATCATGAGGAAGAAGACAGGACAATAGATTGTATCTTATTTAATTTTAGACAAAATAATAATATCACATCATTATTTGACAATATTAAGAAGTCTATCCCTAATAGTATGATGATGAATGAGTTACCCAAGAGTTTGGAGGAATTATATTCCATACTAGATAAAACTAAAATTTGTATTGATTTCGACAATCGTATAAATTCCTTAGTTGCAGCATCAAGGGGATGTTTTAATATAACTTCCTATGAGAACACTTTAATAGGATATTACGAAAGAATTAATTCTACAGAAAGTATTGATCAACTTATCCTAAATTGTTTGCAACAGATAGATAAAGACAAGACTATTGAACAAATTAATTTTATAAAACAGCACTATTCGTTTGATATATTTGCAGAAAATTTAACAAAGATAATTTCGCATATTTCTAAAGAGGTATTTTTATTATGAGAAGAAGCATAAATATTATATGTGATGACTACCGCAATATAGCAGAGGGGTTTGAGTCAGTCCATATATCTTCTATTAGTAATTTGGTAGATTTTTCTATAGACACTATATTGTATTATAACATAGGTTATTCTCAAAAAGTTGAATCTAAAAAGAATTTGCAAGTACTGTCTAATAAACTACGACCTGGAGGATCTATGGTTGTGAAATTTACTAATCTCGATCTGATATGTAAAAACTATTTAGATAAAAAAATAAAAAACAATGAATTAATTGACGCTATTAAACATATTAATACCGGGATGTCTGTAGACGAAATGTTTACATTTATAAATAATGATTCTCTAAGAATAACAAAAATAGCTAAAGAAAATAATGATATTTCTATGGTAGTTACTAAGGTTAGAGTATGACAAATAAAACAATAGGAACAGACTGTTCTAGATGCCACTTTTCATCACCCATTACTGAAAACAATAACTGTGAATTTAATATTATTGACAATATTAAAGACATTAAAGAGGTAACAGAAAAAAACGGATATTATTACGTCAACAACTATAGTTGTGCGTACGCTTTCCCTAAAGACAAAATTAAAGAATTACTAGAACCATTTCCAGATTTAGATGTAGTGGAATATTCTAAATACAGAAGGTATGTAAAATATTATTTGATTATAAACAATATGGACAGTAAAGAAGGAATTGATTATATATGTGAACAGATTAATAAATTAACGATAAAACCACAAGCGATATCTATATTAGTTAAATCCACAGATATGGTTAGCCTTATCGAAGAATGCAACGAAAAAATAAATCATGTTGATGACATGGTATGGAGACTACATAATTTTAAAAATAAAGACATATCAGAATCAATGGCTATGCACACTGTGTTAAGCACAAGTTCTCATTTAAAGAAATGTCATTTTATTTGGTCTTTAAACGACACAGATTTATTATATTCTGCCGATAACAAGCTGATAGAGAATATTAATTTTATTGCAAATGTTATTCAGCCTCCAGTGGGTATACTTAAATCTAAAAAATCAAATAATTATCATAGCAATATTTTCATTACTAAAAGCAATTACCAAAATCTAATTAGTCAATTATCTCAAGATCTTGACAAAGCCATTCAAATGTTTCTAGAAGAAGAACCGGAAGCAGAAATAACTATTTATGATGATTAATGCTCTTATAATAGCATCTGAAATCACCAAAGGCATGAAATCTCTAGGTTCGAGATCGATGCTTAATATCAATTCAAAGAATAAAATTATTGATCAACAAATATCTTCTATCAAAACTATTCACAGAAATGCAGAAATTACCATTTCTTGTGGTTTTGAATATGAAAAAATAAATAATTATATTAACAAAAGATATAAAAACATTCAATTAATACATAATAAAGACTATGAAACAACCAATGAAGCCAGAGATATAGAATTATTTTTAATCGATAAAAAACCTGATGATATAGATTATTTGTTTATAATCAGCGGTGGCGTTTTATTAAAAAAGAAGGCTATCTCTTTTACTAAAATCAAAAAGTCCTCAAGAATTTTTTTAATGAGAAGTGTAAAAAATAATTTTAAATTGGGGTGTTCAAAAAAAGATAATATAGAGTATGTGTTTTATGACTTAGACATACCTTGGTGTGAGTGCTTATTATTGAATAAAGAAAGTGTTATTAAATTAAAATCTTTTATACAAGGAAACAACGTATTAAATATGTATTTGTTTGAAATGTTGAACAGCATACTCACAATAGACGATATCCAACCGTGCTATATTAATAAAAATGACATAATGAAAATTACAAGTTTTGCAGATATAACTAGGGCTAAAAGTTTTATAACATGAAAAAAATATTTATAGAATCGATAAACAATAAACTGTTTACAAACCTGAGAATAATTAAAGACAATATACAAATATTTAATGGCAACTTAGGTAACAATATATATCAAATATTTTATAAAACTAAATTTGATTCGATAATTATAGCATCAGTTATTAACGAAAGTATAGTCCAGTTTGCAGAAGAGTTTAAAGATAAAAAAGTATACATATACGATCAAAATAGATCGCTAGATCAAAATATAATAGACAACAACAAGTCTATAGATTTTATCTTGCCATCAAACAACAAAACCAATAAACAAGGCAATAGACTAAACATAAACACAAATATGATAAACGATCAGTTGCTACAAAATACTGATGGCTCTAAGCAAAACTATATATCATGCTTTTTAGACAGCGTACAAATATTACCACAAGAACTAAATTCAGAACTTTATCCAAACTCGCACAAAAAAATTAAAATGTTTAACAATGTAAAAATACAACATCCTCAAAATCTTGGGATAATAACAGAAAGAGAACGGCTTAAAATTCTATCTGAGTCAGAATATTATTTAAATTTAGACGATCAATATGTTATAGAGGCTGCTATCAATGGATGTAAAATTCTTAGCCTAGAATCTTTGTCAAAATTAAAGCCTATGGATTACGACATCCCTGAATATGAAACATATCAAAACTTTATTAAGGAATACATATGAGAGAACTACCAGATATAGGAGTAGTATTATTAAATCTGGATAATAGTCCTGTTTACTCTTTAATTTTAAAAAATTTATCAACAATGGCTAGTAAACTACCATACAACCAAGTTGTAGTCTTTTCTAGTTCTTGCACTATCGCAGACACTCAACATGTCCCAGTTCTGCATATAAGTCACGCTAAATTCTTCCGTGGTATTTTAATACATATCGATGTAAGCGGTTTGATTATTAGTCAGAATTTCCCTAATCTTACTGATAGATATTTATTTGCTTTTGACACCCCTTGGGTTGGTCAAGAAGTAGGGTATAAACAGTGGAAAAGTCTTTTTATAGATAATAATTTAAAAATAATTAGTGCTAATGTTAGTATAGATAATATATATAATTTGTGTTGGAAAGAACCATCAGGAATAGCGGAGGATTTTAATCATGAAAGAATACTCGACATTATCGAAAAAACAAAAAGTTGATCTTATAGACAAGCTTTATGTTAAAGAAAATAAAAGTTTTGCTGATATAGCAAAAATTTATGGAACATATCCCAATAAAATACTGAGAGACGCGAAGTCTTTTAATGTGCCTATTCGGACCAAGTCTGAAGCTCAAAAGAACGCACTTAAAACAGGTAAGCACAGACATCCGACCAAGGGGAAGGAAAGATCAGAAGACATTAAAAACAAAATAGGTAAAAGCGTAATGAGTGCTTGGGAAAATTTAACAGAATCTGAGTTAAATGATAGAAAAACAAAAGCTCAAGAGAATTGGAGTAAATTAACAGAAGATAAAAAACTGTCTATTCAAAAATCTGCTACAGATGCTGTTAGATTAGCAAGCAAACTGGGTTCAAAGTTAGAACACTATTTATTAAGAAAACTTATAGATAGCGGCTATGCTGTAGACTTTCACAAAGAGCACACTTTGGTAAATACAAAATTGCAGATTGACCTTTTTGTTAGAGACAATAATATAGCAATAGAAGTCGATGGCCCTTCTCACTTTGCTCCCGTGTGGGGTGAAGAAGTGCTAAAAAGGAATATTGCTTATGATCAAAAAAAAGAAGGACTAATTATAGGCAAGGGATGGCACTTGATAAGAGTGCAACAGCAAAAAGACTTTTCAAAAACAAGAGCCGACTTTCTTTTCGAAAAATTAAGAAATGCAATTGTTCAAATCATAGATTCAAATTCGGATACTGTACTATCGCTAACTATAGAGGATTAAAATGGCAAAAAAAGCATCTACTAAAAATAATTTGGAAACCAAAGAAATAACCAAAGAAATAAGCAGTCCCAATATTACGGATGTCGAATGGACTGAATATGTTTTAGGATTATTGTCTGATGACGAAAAAATCAAAGGCAACCCTACAACAGATGGTCTTAGGAGAGTGTTTGAAATAGCTTTAGATTGTATCATAGTGGATTCTACATCAGAAGTTTCTCAGGCTCCAGATCCAGACAATGGAAATAGAGCTACTGTAGTCCATGGTCTCAGCTATATTTTAAATGACAGCACTCTCACCCCAGAAACTAAATGCAGGACCGTAAACGGTGCGGCAGACGTATACTGGGGCAATTGTGACAAGATATTTAGAAACCATCCTGTTGCTGTAGCAGAAACTAGAGCAGAAGGAAGGGCTCTTAGAAGAGGTCTTAGATTAAGAAAGGTTGTTGCTGCTGAAGAAATTGCAGAAAATATAGAAGATGACATTGATGGAAATAATGCTGGGAAAATTACTAATAATCAAATTAATTTTATAGATGTAATATCAGCAAGATTAAATGTGAATGTTTTAGAGTTATTGAAATCAAATAAATTAAATAAAGATAATATATATGATATTGACCATTCTTCTGCTGTGTCTATTATTAGATTGTTATCTGGATATCAGCAAAACATGAGTGATATATCAGAAAAAATTACGGGCTACTCTAAAGACTGGAAATAAACATGAAGGCATCATATAAGGCTAACGACAAACTGCAATTTGAAGTTCAGGGAGAAGGTCAGAAAGAAATATTTAAAGAACTGGCCGCAATACAAGAAATTTTTGGAGAAACAAAATGCGGTGTGTGTGGGTCTGAGAACATTAAATTTGTAGTAAGAGCTGTTGATGACAACGAATACTATGAATTGCGATGTATGGACTGTGGAGCTGTTCTTGCTTTTGGTCAGCACAAAAAGGGAGGAACTCTCTTTCCTAAACGTAAAGACGAAAAGGGAGAATACATGCCGAATAAAGGATGGTATAAATGGACTAACGCTAAGTAGCGTTACCATTTACCCTCTGGACATTTTTCAGATTCCCATGATAATTTGCTAATATATTTTCTGTGTTGAAAAACGGGACAACCGCATTTATCACAGCTGTAATTATTAAAAAATTCACAACTTTCACATATTGAATATCTTTTAGATATAGTTTCATCAGGTGCTAATTTCATACCTTGAGATATATGCTCTGAAGTAGCCTTAGCAAAATTTTTCACCTTATTAATAAAAGATGGCTTACTTTCATTGGGTCTTTTAAAAGTCGTATTACGACAAGGAAAAACTGGAGGCTGTCCATCATTCGAGCGTAACTGGATATTGCAGTTACTACATCTGTACCATCCCTGTCCTTCTACAATAAAATCACAAAGCATTATTAATCTCCAGTATATTCATGAGGAATCATGAAAGCATCGAATTCTGACACTATCTGTCCTTGCTCCCTATTTTCTGCTCCATCAACACTTCCCATATATGCTCTATACGATAACTCATTAAGAAGTTGCATTAATCTAGTATTGCTAGTTTTTTGCAGATTAGAATCTTCATCAAACTCATAACATTGCCACATATAGGGAAAGTTATACAAATATCCTTGAGCTATTGTTGTTTGTATAGGTTGAAGAGGTGCAACTCTTGAGTCTTGTCTGTATTCTGTAACATCTCCATATCTATAAAGAGTAGCAAGCAAGTCTACTCCTCTTAAGCTCCTGGGTATTTTTCTAAACTTTACTCTTAAATCTTTAGTATTATCTAGATTAAAAATGTTTGTCACCCTTGATGGAGCACCCACTCTCAAACCATCGTCTTCTGGATCTAAAGCTGATAGTAGCCCCAAGCCTCCTGGAGAACCATCAGTGCAAGCAGGATCATCCCCAATTCCTAATACGGAATTGACATCTGCTGAATAATCATTTCCTATTAATCCTTCTTCAATTGCTTTTTTGGGAGGCAAAATGTTAGAAGCTGGTAAAGCTACTTCATAATATTCTCTAACCAAAACGATATAATTCTGTGAAGCATTTGAGCCGATATCTTGTGTTGTTGGCATATAAAAAGTTCTAAAAACATCATATGTTGCCCAACCAGCAATAGATGGATATTTCTTTTCTAATTCTTCTTTTTGTTTTTGTACTGTTTCTTCTGGTATTGTATACGTAGGAGATAGTGTTTGACGAAAATCAACTGAACCGATTGGATTATCACCGAACTCTAATTGTTCTACTCCTTCGTCCCCCGCTGAGAAACCTCCACCATAAGCAAACTGAGGACACACATTATTATCAATTTGACCTTCTTGACCTTGAAGATTGGGATCTAAAAATGCACAACTAGTTACTGTTTTAATTAGAACTTTAGGTCGGAGTTCTTCTGCAATAGAGCATGATTGCTTGGGATCAATATTTATCCAGTATAGATTATTATTTATTGAGTAATCTACATCATAAGTATTTATATTATTATCAGTAACAGATAATGTCGCTACAACATGAGAAGTAACATCCTCCTCAGCTATTTGTAACAATAGTCTTTTCAAAGAATTTCCTTCTGCGCATAATTTTTCTATATTATCAGACAACTTTATTAAAGCATTTACTTCATCTGAATCTTTGGAATTATCATAATACAACAAGGCTGTCGATATCGAAGGTTCTAATTTAAAAAACTTGCGTATTTCTTCCATAGATAATTTTTCTGGAATAATAGACTCGGTGACCTCTCCGTCTAAAGTTTCTAATCTTTTGTTGATATCACTCTTGGTATTTCCATATAGATTAACCTTATTAGATATAGTCATATCTCCTTGAAACATTAATTGATAATCAGACCAAAGATCTTCTTCATATATATCATTAAAATCTTTATTTTTTATATAAATAATTTCATGCTTTTTATTCTGGTATTTATAATCTTTATATTTATTTTCAAAAGTCTCTTTTATCTCTGCTAAAGTATCAGGAGTTACAATATCGCTATCTATTACTCTTTTTTTCTTTTCTTCTTCTCTGTCATCAAAAACTTCTTGAAAATTTAATAATTCATTAATACTACAACTGAAACCCCTTGTTTTCGATTTTATAAAATCAGAAAAAGAGCTAGTATTCTTATCATATAATAATATTTTATTGTATTTAAATTTATTATTATCTCTATTATTGTATATTTCATACAACTTTTTAATTTTATTGACTTTGTCAAACTCATTTACAAAAAACTTATTATGTAATAAAGATATGTCTCCATAGCTACCACGACTAAATAAATTATTTTTTGGTGGATATATAGGGTGTTTGGCAGAAGTCCATTGATCATCGTAGCTTGAATCATTAATCTCTCCGTCGAATTTAAACTGATTAGTAGGATCTGATCCTATATTTTCTTCATCTTCCAAAGTATCTGCAATACTCGTAACAGGATCGATAATTGCTATTACGCTATTATCAAGACTCATGACTTTATTTCTGCCTACTAGAGTGTCTCCCTGTGCTGGGCAGAATACTCCTTCTTTTTCATCAGAAAGGGCAAATATAGAAACATGCTTATTGTCTAATATAATTTTTGCTTTACCTAATATTGTAGCTGTTGTTTCTTCAAAATCTCCTGTGCTATCTATAATGTTCATATCTTCATCAACATCATATAGATCATAAGGTATAGAATTTTCTATTTTTATAACAGTTATATTACATCTATTACCGATAGCACTATATGTATCATCATCGAATATGTGATATGCACTACCTATATTACTATTTAATAAATCTATTGTTTCACTACCTGGTTCATACAGTTCGGACTTACTGGAAACAATCGAATATTCAAAATTAGATAATAGTATTTCTAAATCCGTAGACCCATTAGAAATAGGAGTAATGTCTCTAAGCATAGTTTTAATTCTGGGAGTATTAGATAGTCTAAAGATAGATGCTTCAAGATTATACCAAAAAGCACCATCCTTACTAACATTAAGCAAAATTTTATCTCCAGACCCAAACTGGTATCCATCATGATTAAGAGCATATATTTCTCCTTGCTTTCTATCAGCACCTCTCCATTTTCGTGTTTGAGAAAAGTAATCAAATATTTGTCCATAAGCAGAATTACTAGCAGACCCCGCTATACTAGCCCCAGCAGCAGCAGCACCAGCACCAGCAAAACCCAAACCTGCCCCAGCAGCACCTGCAGCAAGTATAGAGACCGTTGCGGAGCTTGGAAATTCGGGAGGTCCAGCAATTGCAATATCTGTTTTAAAAGGATTGTCTGTGTTATTCGGACAGGGTGTGAAGTCTTGAATATATTGAAAAGGAGCATTAACATTAGCCAAAGGCATTAGTTCTAGCATTCCTGTAAGGTCAGCAATAAAACTATTACCATAATACCCACTATCTTTATTTATTGGTTGTGTTTGATAGTCTATGAATCCCAGGATATCACTACCACTTCCATAGTGTTCGCTATCATTACTTGTTGGAACTGGTTTGGTTTCGGAATCTACATGTAAAATAGTTTCCCATGTGCATAAAGTGCTGAATTTTTGTGTAGACGTAACTTTACTGCTGGGCTGTGTAAAATTATTGTATAAAACATTACTTTTAACATTATCGTAAGGTCCCATTAAGTCTGTTTCATTAACTACTGCTATTTTTAAACTAAATTTTGTTTGTGAATCAAAAGCATCTCCCTGCTGTTTAGGCATTTGGTCTTTACAGGGGCCAGTTTCAGGACCCGGATTGACAAAAAGAATCTTATTATGGAATTTACTGAATGTATTGCATGGTATAGTTAGTCCATTGCGAGGTATTATTTTGTCCATGAGGTGATGATCTTCAGACGAAAATCCCATTGCTGCTGTTGTTGGTTTTAATGAGCTAAAATTATCAACAGCTGTATATCTGGTATCGAACCTACCATCAGCAGAATTATTAGTTTCAGCATTATCAGAAAATTTTAAAGATAAATTAAATTCGTTATTTTTTACGTATTCCTGATTCAAAAGCATTAACTTAAAAGGTTTTTGAGGAGCAGTGGAATTTATAGTTGTTAGTTCAGTTAAATAACTTTTAAGTAATTCTACATCTACATGTCCTTCAATAGTTTCTTTAATTCCTGTGTTTGAAAAATAGTCTTCTAATTGTTTTTTAATATTACTATCAGTATTAGACCATTTTATATCCGTTGATTGATACTGAGTAGAGCTACTAAAAACCTGATCTAAAAATGGCTCGTCAACATTTATTAAGTCAGGATATTTAAGTTCTCTCTTACCCCGGCCCTTTTGAGCATCTATTTCTTTTTCTGACAATTCTGCTTCTAGCCATATTACTAAATCTTGAGTATTTACATAGTTAAAAAATCTTAAATTTACTTCTAAGTCTTTTATTTGGAAAGAATTAACTCTAGGGTCTCTTAATTCTAAATCAGAATCCATATCATCTTCGGGAAGTCCTCCCTTTCTTAGTAGTTCTTCCAATTCTGGAGATAAATCTTTTAGATTGTTAGCTGGTCCAGTAACTCCAAATTCATATAATGTTTCATAATCGAGAGAACTATTTTCTTTTGTTGTTATAAAAAATTCATCATTCACATCATAATTTAGAGAAAGAGTTCTTTCCATTTGTTTAGGATAGCCACCAGCCAACATTCTATAACCATGAGTAGACTCATATTGAATTTCAGATCCGCTTGTCATAACCTTTTTATTCGTATTATAGGCATCTGCATATTCTTTATGCAACTGATTGATAGTGTTTTGAAATCGCATTCTCTTATTAAAACTGTTCCCTGCTGCCCCACCTCCTTGAGCAGGGGGACACTCGCACAGAGGATCCCACCGAACACCCTTAGCTATTCCTAAACTTACAGTACTAGTAAATATCTTAGGACTATTGTATGTGACGCCTCCTAAATTTATAATACTACTACTGTCAATATTTAATTTAGGTCCATTAAAAGTAAATGAATCTCTAGCTCCGGGGTTGAATTTTAAAACAGAAGATTTGTTGATATCTATTCCGTCAACCCATCCACTATTAGGAATAAACGAACCCTTTTTAAAATTTACGTAAAAATCTCGACTGTCCACACTATCTATTATAGCATCGCTAGCTTTAGGATAACATAACTTATGCCTAGGAATATTTGCACTTTCTTCTTCATCTTCTTGAGCCTGAGGGCCAGATTGAGCATCTGCGATGTTATTATTTATTTCTTTGGATTTGGCTAGTTCACTAAGATCGTCCAAAGGATATCCAGTAATCGGAGGATATGTTATATCGAGTCCTAAAGCAACATCAGGTAATTCTAATTCGTTGTGAAAATTTGTTTTTTGCTCACTATCTAGACTATTATAACCCCCATAAGATCTTAACGGGCTACCACGATCAGTAGAGAATGTAGTCAATCCAAAAGTTTTAGTTTGACGTTCGTCCGGCATTGCTGCTAAAGCAAAACCTAAATAATTATTGGTATAGCCAAGCGTATTTCCTGTAACACCTTGACCAGCAGCTCTTCTTTCATATGCAGATATTGTGTTTGAAAATAGAGATAAACAATCCGAACATTCTGTACTTCCATTCCTGACTTTTTCTACAATAATTCTATCTACATAGACTCTAATGTCGCTGTTGTTCATATTGTATTTAACATTATATAATGAACCGCTAGTTTCTCCTGTATTAATTAATACTTTACCACCATCTGTTTCGTCAATGGCATTAAATATAAATTTACTTCCTGATAATTGCATAACTGTAGATGAGAGAAAAGCACTTTCGACAACCTTAAAATTTGTAGAGACAGGCCAAACAGCACCTTCTGCTTTAAATGCTACCTTAGTCATTGATCCAGCTACAACTTTTATCCCCCTAGGATTTAGAGCAATCGGATTTCTTTGAGCTCTAAAAAATTTATTATACTTATTGATGAGAACATTAGTATTAACTATTTCTCTTGTTCTATTCATATAGTTATCATAGCTATAAGTGGCTGTCTCGTTTTTTTCTGTTTCTACGATAAAAGTTTTATATTTAACATGAACACCAAAAGGACCAGATATAGTACACTTAACCGTGATGGCCCCATAATCAGAAGGCAATATATCAACTATATCGGCTGTAGAAGTATTATATAAAGTTCTCTTTCCTGTTCCAGAAATATTTGTGTCTGTAAATTTAATCTCTGGTCCACTAACATGCTCCCATAAAACACCAAAGTCACTTAGCGCTTCATTGCTAGCGAGGAAGAAGGTCCAATCTTCCCTCCCAACCATAACTGCTTGAGAAAGAATAGGGAAAAATGCAGATAAGCTAATAATTGGTGCGTTAATTTCTTCAGCAGGTCTAGGATCATCCGATGACAAAACCTGAGGAAATGCTGGATTATTATCAATAGACGATTCTCCTGGTAGTACTCGATCTGGGAATGAAGGATTCTGGGAAGCCGCAGGGAGAGGTATGAAAGTAAACACATTTGATAAAACCGACCAAGGAGCATCTCTTGGAATCCCGTCTGTAACTACTCCAGAGTCTGTCGTATTATCATAAGCCATAGCTATATTTATATTGAGTCGAGGTCCCCAATATGGCTCTATTCCATCATATAGAGGTATCCTGTTTTCTGCAATTTTGTCTCCTTTAACTTTTGATACAATATTCAGTTCGGCATAAGGATTGAATTCAGGGTTGTCGTTATTTATCTTGGATAATATTGTAATATTCTTGGTTTCAAATTGTTGAGTTGCTGTTACTGTTTGACCCAAAGAGCTAGCGTTATTAGTAACAAGATCAGAAACTTGGGTAATGGCAATATTGTCTCCATTTTTTATATCAAAACTACCCAAGTTAACTGTACCTCCATCTCTTAACGCCAATTTTGCTCCATACTTATGAAATAATTTATTGAATACCTGATCTGGAGTTCTTAGTATACCTCTAGTAGGTAAAGGGTTTTCATTCTGTGTGCCTGTGTCTTGATTTAAATTTAGGTCTGTATTTAAAGATGCTGAATTTAACTCAGCACTAATGTAAGATAACGCTGTCTTTAAATTCGTATCTCCGTTAAGAAAATTATTTTTGATATTTTTTATTGAATCTAGACGCAAAGCTTCGATATGAAAATTAGAAACTAAAGGACTACTAGCCAAATATTTTGATAAGTTTTTTAGTCTTCTACGATATTGCGCGTCTCCAAGTACCAATTTCCGCAGATCATATGTTATAGCATTATATATAGCATTATAAGATTTATACAGTGCTGGTGATATAAAACTTTTGTCTGGCAGACCCACAGCCTGATTCTCTGTATAAGAAAAAACATCTCCATCAGGTATCCATAATTCTGTGGTTGTCTCATTTAAATAAAGCTTATAGCTTTCTTCATTATATTTAGGCCCCAGTATTTCTGAAGCCTCTTTTACAGCGGAATTTTCTATTATTGGAGTATCAGATGTTGATGATAAAACCCTATCTTCTGGAAGTTTTATAAAAGGACCATTTCCATCGCTTGTATAAAATGGAATATGGGTTGCTAAATTTTCCCAACTAAAAAATCTTTCTTCACTGTTATCAACTAATTTTCTTGACCAATACATCAAGCCTTCTGTAACAGTAAATGGGAATTCATAACTATTTAGTCTCCAGCATATGGACATATAACCATCAGAATATCCAAAATTACGAAAGTCTGGATTAAAAGTTACATAATCATTAATTCCTATAGAGTTTTTATTGTATACTCCTCTATTGCTTATTTTTTGAATATCACTATTAGCAGAAAGAAGTGTCGGAGTCCAATGTTCTTTTGGCTGCAAAGAAGGTAATAACGTGTTATCAATTGAGATATTAGAGACACTACCATCAAACCAATCCTCTATGGTTTCTTTAGCACTGCTAACTTCCGGTTTAATTAAATCATCAGACAGATAACTGTCGACGATAGTACAATCTGCTACCATTTTTATTCTATCCTACTTTAATTCATAGATGTTAATGTCCATGATCCGTCTATAAAAGAAAAAACTCCAGGGGCTCCTGAATAAACTTTAAAATCTAATGGGTTATTAAAATTAACTACCAAATCACTGCTTACTGCTCCTGTTTTAGATTTAGCATATGCTGTATCAATATTAGCCTCTCCATTATTTATAACTCCTAGGGCCACTATATTAGGCTTGCTAATAGGTTCATAATAACCAAGATCAGGATTATACCTACACAATAACCTAACACCAGCAGGAGCACTGTATCCTGCTCTATCTATAACATATACTAGTCTTCTAAACCCCTTAGGTAAAGGTTCAGTTATATATTCTAAATCATCAATATATCCCCTAACAACATTAGTATAGAAAAATATATCAGGATCTCTAATTAGATCTTGTTCTAACGTAATATATACCATTTTATATGGGCATCCGCTATCAGTTTTTTCACTAATATAATCAGCTAATGTAGAGTTGTCAATTTTATTAGTAACAATATATGGTGGCAATAATTCTTCTCCACAGCCACCATCTCCTCCAACCCAGACTCTGCGTTCATGATCCCATCGCAAGTCTACAGGACCAACAGGCCAAGTATCAGGTTTAGATGCCCAATTTTCACTAAAATACTTACTAGGTTTTTTACTCATAACCCATTGACTACCGTCCCATGAATATCTTTTTGTAATAATATCCCCTAAATGAAGCAAGAAAAAAGGATTATCTTTTGTTTTCCTTATTGGTTCAAATGCTCCTGGATGTGTCATATCATTGAATCCTTTTCCGTCCAACTTAAATCTTTTCGGTCTTCCTTTTTCATCTATTTCTAGCGGCTCATCACTATAATTAGGTATGGGGTAACCATCTTTATCATACCCCCATCCGTGAACCATTAAGGGACCTCTTAGCGAAAAGAATCTTTGATTATTTAAGAAAAGTGTTCCTTCTGCCTCTTTTGATTCAAAATCAAATTCTTCAAAAGCAGGAGGTATCGTTGAACTCTGAGTGTTTCTGCCGTGGAAATTATCAAGATTTGCTTCTATACCAGGAAGTTGTTGACCTCTACCAACAACTCTAATACTATGTGTATCAGGAATATTCCCGGATGGATACGCATTAGGATTAGCAAATTCTCCACGAGGAACAACCACAGGATTTAAAGAATAAAAATTTATACCTATATCTTTAGATTTAGGATCAGAGTTTAATACTACACGAGGAGCCTTGTCTTTAGTTGGTTTCTCGTCTAAGAATTTATCATAAGACACTCTAGAAGCATTACAGTTTGGACAAGCATACTTAACAGTTTGTCTATCTTCGGAATTAGGATAATTCACAAACGTATCTTCAATATATCCGACATTTTTACATATGTGACAATAAGCTTTGGTTGCATAGCCGTCAAGTACTGCAGGTATGTTTCCACTTTCTAATGTAGCAAGCCTTGTTTGTGCTGTTGTGAAATTTGATAAATTGTGTGTAGAATGATAGGATGTAGCATAAAAAGAAACAGGAGATAATAAACCGTCTAGGCTCATAGCAGATTTAACATTATAGCCTTGCAATAATTCTGGACCTACTTCTTCAGCCATAAATAATCCAGCCCAAGATTCCATTTGTTTATTTTTAATCATTTTTTGAGCATCACTACCATTATTACTGGCCGCTATGAAATGCCTAGATGATCCTATCAATAACTCTCCTGGACTATTTCCAAACATACTATCTGAATATAAGTCAGCAGCCTCTTTTAAGACATCAGTAGTGTTTGTTTGGTTTTCTATAATAGATAAAACTTCTTCCGCTAATTGATTTGTGCTACTGTTTTGATTAGTTAGCACCTCATTACCCAGTTTCAGAAATCTTTGGTTTATTTTTTTCTGAGTATCAGACAGTTCTTTGTTATAACTACCCATTTTTGGATTGTAGGAGCCAATATTATATGAGGTAGTCACTCCTTCTGTAGCGACCGAAATATTAATACCTTGAACAAAAGGATATCCTTGATTATATGTAGAGCTTTGATCTAAAAATGTACATTTAAAATCCTGACTTACAAAACCTCCTTGCGTATTATAATCTTGCATTTTTATGGATTCAGTATCAACAGAATAAGGAGATACCAAAGTATTAGCGCTAGTAGAAAATTGAGACCCTATAGTAAAAATAGGAGGTCCTAAAATTTTAACAGAACCATTTTCTTCTGTAGTCAAATAATTTTCTTTGGCATTTATATCCCAAATAACGGCTTTGTCAAGTAAAGAGGTTCCTCCATAATTCCAAGGAACGTAGTCACTGTTGCTCTCTACAGTAATATTGTCTACTAAGTTTTCTACGATAGTGTCAGGATTGTTTACATAGCTCCATATATTGTTTTTATTTAAATCTGGATAGTTTGCCCACGGACCATAAACATATCTATTGCTTTCTACTGGAATAGCAGCAAAAAACGGCTGTGCTGCTTTTGCTCCCATTTTCCTGTGATTGGCTGATACGTTAGTTTTGGAACCTTTTTCTAGTAAATTACCTTCTTTGATTACCGGTGTAAGAAAATTACTTTCTAGATATTCCATATGATCATATTCGTCTTGTGTTAAGTCAAAACCGGTCCCAACTAATTCAGGTTCTCCATTCTCATCTATTCTATATTTTCTTGCTGCTCCTGTTGCGTATCTATAAAAAGATATATCTTCACTGGCAACATTAGGCATCACGTAACCGTTTGGATCATGCTCATAGGCATAAGTAGTTGTGTTTAATTCAATTCTATTACCAATAGAAATAATAGCTCTAGGATCACTCAAAAACTCTGGTCTGCCATATGCTATTTTAGCATTGTTGTCTATAGAAGCTTTTTTATAAAGTTTTTTGCCTCCTGCACAAGGATCTGCGTCTGCGCCATAAGCAGAAACAAAACCTACATTATAAGGAACAACAACATGCTCTTTGCTATCTCCAGCTGTTGACCATTTAATAGAAGGAATTAAGAAACTGTCTTCATTAACAAATACTTTAGCTGTCGCATTTAAATTACCGTTGTTTTGCTCTAATGCTTCTTCGGCTGTGCATTCTATGGCAGCAGGCATATCTGCTGTTACTGCCGCTGCCTGTCTTTTTAAAGCTTGAAATTTTTTAAAACCTTTGAATGTCTCCTCGTCCATCCCTACGAAACTCTGCTTTAAGTACTCATCAGTTTCACTACCTGTTAATTCTAGGTATCCATCAAGTGCGCAAGTCAGAACGATATTGGGTGCTCCATTATCCATCGTTTGAGGACAAACTATTCTAAATGTCCAATTGCTTAAAGGTCCAACAAAAGGTTGTCTTATAAATTGAACTTGTTCAAGCACGACCAACTCTACAAATAATTCATTAATTGCTTGGGCTCTTATCCCTGATAGTTTTTTAGCTTTTTCTAAAGCACTAAGAGCACACCATGCTTTTTTAGTATAATCAACTTTATCGCTAACATTAAATCCTAACAGAGGAGGTATCATACCCTGTTCATCTGTTAGAGCTGACCAGTAAGCTCCTCCTACCATAACTCCATCATCAATGAAATTACCTGGCTCTTCCCATGCTGATCTAGCTAAAGAATATTCACTAAATGTTTTGGCGCTACCTGAATAAACAAAAAGATCTCCTCCTCTAAAACCAGGTATATTAAAATTAGAGTACGCCTGATCTCTATAGCTTTGCATATATGGAATTTTAACCATATATTTTTTACCATAATACTTACTAGCCAAAGTAGAAAGAAAATTAGTTAATATTTTAAGGTCATTAATAAAACCAGGATGCATAAGCATAGAAAAATTAATATCTGATATTTTGCTTTTTTGAGCACCTTTTCTTTTACCTGGTCCTCCACCAGCATTTGCAACATTATTATCATTACCATGAGCTGCTAATTCTGAGGGAGATCTTGTCAGACCTTTCTTATTAGACACAACACCACTTGATATTTGAACACCTTTATCTTGCCAGCATTCTAATAACATTAAAAATAAATCTGGTTTTGTGCTTGGCATTTTAGCCAAACAATATTTTAAATAACTTTCCCAACCAGACATAGCAGCTCGAAGCTCTGATTCTGTTACCAAAAATCCAGTACCTTTAAAATTTATTTCTCTTTTTAATTCAGGAGTTATATTTGGTTGAGTAGGGGGTACTCCTGTAGGAGGTATAGTTTCAGGATTTCCAGGACTATCACCACCAGATGCTAAGTCATCAGGGTCTTGATCAAGCCCTTTGTCGGTTCCAGGTAAAGCTCCACTATCTTTACCGAAAAAAGCTTTGTCATAAACAGAAACTAAAGGACCACAACTAACCGGAGGCAATTCATTTATATCAAAAGCTACACATAATTGACCTGTCCAACTATCTAGCCAAACAGGTCTAATATAATTATGCATGTTCGAGTCTTGCGAGACCGGGAAAGTTCTATCATATTTAAAACCGAAAAAAGGACAAATAGAGTCTTTAAATATAGGTATATATCTATTAGATTGGTCGATATTTGTTATAGTTGTCTCTGAACCTGAACTACCAAGGGTTCCTAGACTTCCAAAGAGAGCGGTTCCAAGAAGACCGCCACTAAAAAGACTACCTATAGACGGTGTTGTTTGTGTATCGGCTTGCTTAAATACTCCCAATAAAGTTAATGGACTCCCAACTGCTGTAAAACCAACAACATTGTTGCCTATGTTGCCAGCTAAACCAATTCCAGGAAGTTTAGCGGCATCAGTAATATTATCTATAATAGGTAGCCCGGTGTTTTCATCTATAGCAAAGTCTTTATTACTATAAACATCTAAACAACTTGCGTCTCTAGAAAATACGGTGTCGTCCACCCAAAGATTGTTTGGATCAGTAAACGAATTTCCAGTAATAAACTTTCTTACTTTTTCGTCGGTATCTATAATAGCATTATAATTACCGTGAATTTGATCTCCTAATTGTGGATTTCTGGTCGATGTCGCCATAGGAACTTTGTATTTGTCCGTAACAATATCGTCGAATCTTCTAAAATTAATAAACTCTGCAGTAACTGGATTCCATATATAATTATCTTGATTGAAAGCTAATCTATAATTTTTAACTTGATATATTCTTTTTTGCTTACCTCCTATCATTACTGATCTAACATTAGCTTCTTTATTTTTTCTTTGACCAGAAGAACTAGATGTAGCAGCATACCCACTATTTACTAATTCGTTAACAACATAATTGATTGTATATGGCTTTATATAATTTTCTTTAGGTACAGCTTTTACTTTTAATATATTATAAGGATTACTCTGTTGCACTAAAGATTCAGCAAAGACCCAATAATTTTGTTGACCATTCAGTTCTAGCATTTGGTTTAAAAAATCACTAATTCTTAAAATCCCACCCTTAGCCTCTACTCTAAAATCATCAGGAGGTATTTCTATTTCAGATAGATCTAAAGCAAATTCTGTTCTAGGGATACCATTATGATCGAGTGTTGGAGGTATAACCCCAAAAGCATTATTTCGAAAAGAAGTTTGAATATTTAGATATCCCGTACTTTCAACTTTCTGCATCACTTTTGATAGTATTCTGCCAAAAGGAGAAAACATATTTTTAGATTGCCATTTTAATTGACTCTTATCTGTAGAAGAAGTCAAAACCTTTAAAGCCTGCAATGCTAATCTGTAGGATATTCCTTTTTCATTCTTATTTGCTCCTCCAAAACCAGCAGGACCTAACGAATCAAGGAAACCATAGGCATTAAAAGTGTTATGTAAATTTCCAGATTTTATATTCGCCGTAGCGTCCAATGAACCTGCATAATTTCTTGGTGCTCCATAAATATCGCCAGGAGCCATAGAGAATACTGTTCCTGCGTATTGATCTAAAATAATATGAGAATTTTCTAATAGAGAACCAGCTGATTCTATTTCTACTTTGAAAAAATTTCTTCCATTTCTAAAATTTCGTTCCCATCCTTTGACAATTCCAGTAAAAGTCATATTATCAAATTTAAAAAATACCGCAACTCCTATTATATCATAAACATTAGTGTTTGTATTATCTATACTTCCATTCTCATTAATTTTAGTTCCTGTCGCAAAAAACCCAGGATCTTCAGCTAACCAGTATTTTGAAACAACGCCGCTGTCTGTCCACGTATAATATATTTTACCAGGAACATTTTTTTCTTTAGGAGGATTAGGATCTCCATCCTTATCCACTCTTGCAGGATCGTAGGGTTTTCCTAATTCATCGATATAGCAATCCTCATCTGTACTGCAAGTATGGTAATGGTCATCTCCATAAGACGGAACATCATTAAATGGGTTTATCGGATTTGTTCCGTTATAACAAGTTAACGGTTGAAAATCTTCTACTAATTCTACTGTGCATGTAGAACTTGTTCCTCCCCAACCAAGATTCATGTTGACAGACACAACGCTTGCGCCTAAAAATAAAGTTTGTCCTATAACTTTGGTGCCGTCACATTTAGTAGTAGCCATGATTAATGATCCATATATCCTTTACCTATTTCACAATTTTGATATATCCATGTCACAGATCTACTATATCTACCTTGATTAGCAGACCAAGACTCGTTATCCGACTGAGTGTAAACTAATCCATTTGTAGTCTTAGCCGTAATAAGTTTACTAGTTACAAAAGGCTGGTTTCCGATTATTAAATCCTGTATAGTACCATACACCCTTCCTCCAGTATATAATGGACATTCCTTATCTGTTAATAATGTTCCTTTAACACTAGAAGGTGGGACAACAACAATACTGATATTAATAGTTTTAGTACTAGCACTTCTGCCTGTTCTAGATAAAATAGGACCTAATGCTCTACCGGGAACTGCTATAGTAGCTACCTCATCACGAGGAACAGCAAAACTTACATCAATATTTTCACTTAAAACACCACTAATAATTCTCAATCTATTATTATATTCTGCAGTATATCCTATGGTTCCTTTTCTTGGATTGTGACTTTCTGTTAAACTATTACAGGTTGGAGAAAGAGGTCTTTCTTTACTATAAATGGGGTTGTTAGGAGGATCTGTAGTCTTTGCTGGGTCTGTATATTGTAAAGTTCTGTCCGAAGAATTCATGCCTATGCATGCTCTACGATACAAATGTGGTTTAATGTCGTCTGTCCATCCTGTGATAGCATTGCCATATCTTGCAGACCCGTTCATACTAGAAACAAGACCAGGCTTTGTTTGGTCGTCAAGTTTTTGATAAGCTATAGTTCTATCGGCTGGTGATTCAGCATTGAGATTTATCCCACTTGCTGGGGCTATATCTAAAGCTGGATCTTGACTATATAATTGCAAACCGGCAATATTACCAACAACTCTTACAGTTTTTGTCATATCTTCAGAGGTAGAAGTTTCAATAGTATATTCTTCTGTATAAGGGATTCCTGTTGGTAGAGCTAACCAGCTTTCAGTAATTTCATAATTACTATAATCTATATTAATAGAACGAACATGATTATATAAATTAGTGTTCGATGCAGAAGATCCCCCACCATTTCCATTTGGTGGCCATACAACAAACGGCATAACTCCACTGCCTGCATCTGCACTATCAACAACTCCTCTGTCAATTTGAGCTAAAACCCAATCTCTAGCCTGGCTTAAATTATTACCCCTAGCGACTTCAGATGTTAAACATTGTCCACTTGGCTTTGTCATACCTCTTGCAGAAACTGTATGTGTTATACGGAATTGAGGAATATCTATTATATCAATACTTGTGCTGCTAGTATTACCTCCACCTACATTGCCTGGAGGAATAGTGGAGTTTGGAGTTGCACTAAGTATAGGATTACTAAATTCTGGTCTTTGGTGGGAAATATCATTTTGGAAAAATGTTGCATAAGTATTATCTATACTTTCTACTGACCACCTGTCTGTTTTATCTGTTACCCAATCTTCTGAGGACAAACCACTTAAAGGCGTTACTTGTTCTAAACTTACAGTATAGTCAATAGTGCTTGTCCAATTATCTGGAGTTTGATTAAAAGAAATATCTGTTAATGTTGACCCCGAAGCAGAAAAAATTGACGCTCCATCACACTTTATTTGAAAATCCCCGTAAGGACAAGATCTGAACAAAGTATTTAATCCACTGGCTGCTCCGAGCAAACCTGTAATACCGCTACCTGGGGGTTTTAGCTCTACATTATCAGCAGGATTATTATACCTAACTATTTTACCTTCTATATTAATAGATGTAGTTTGAATACTGGGAATATCACTAGAGTTTTTTTGAACACTAGTAGAAATATTAACAAAAGGCACCGGTCCTGTTATTTCGGCTAGCTCTTGTTCATTATAGAAAATCTGTGTACCTTTATTCTGAGTAGCATCTTGGACTACTACAGTCTTGTTATTTTCACTGTTTGACGAATCACCGTCAAGTAATAGGTTTGAGTACACCATATCATTTTTAATTCCTATGTAATTGGAGCAGTATTTCTAGCCCTGTACTTAATAATTACTATGCCGCTTCCTCCGGTGGCTGAAGCTCCTCCTGCTCCTCCAGTATTTGCTGCTCCAGGCGCTCTTCTAGAACCACCTCCGCTGGATGCTCCTCCTCCACAAGAACCTCCTTCTCCGTCTCCTCCTCCGCCTCCTCCGAATTGATTACTATTTATACATCCATCTGCTATGTCTACGGTTAAACCAGCACCACCATTACCTCCTCTTGTCTGACATCCTGAGTTGCAACTGCCCCAACCTGCTCCAGCTCCTCCTCCTCCTCCTATGCCTGCTCCTCCTCCACCAGCAATGCAACTGCCGGAACCAAAAGCAGCACCGGTGTAACCCTGAAGACAGCCATCATTATTACTTAGTGGTCCGCCGTATTTTGCACCGTTCAATTCTATGCAATCACTAGTTCCGTTAGGGTATGTAGTTGGGTCAGCTGCTATTTGAGCTGCTGTTAGAATAATGAGATCATCAGGATTCTTGCCGCAATCATATTCTTCTGTTGCTCCCCATGGAGCTTGAATCAAGCCAGCGCCAGGATATCTGCATCCCTGACCACCACCACTTGCTCCTCTACTACCAGGGAAAGCTGTGTTGCCCCTTAATTCTCCACTTCCACCAAAACCACCACCACGAGCAACCAGCACCCTTTTTTTTACAGCGTCTCCATCAGGCTGATCTCCTGTTTGACTTGTTGTTTTGTATCTAATTATAACTATTCCGCTTGCTCCGCTAGCCCAAGGACCACCTCCACCCCCACCAGTATTAGGTGTTCCGTTTGTTTGAGCCGTCGCACCATACCCTGTTCGACCAGGTTTATAGCTTTGTCCACCACCTCCGCCATTTCCTTCGGCTGGGGTGTTGTTATATTGTCCAGTATAGAACAAACCAGCCCAGAAGCCTGTTAGACGACCTCCTTGTGCCTCATTGCCTCTACCTCCGCCTCCTACTCCTCTTAGGTAATAAGCGTTGTCTCCTACACCTTGAGGGCTTCCGCCTCCTCCACCGCCATACCATTGTGTTGTTCCAGATATATCGGTTCCGTATGAAGATCCCCCATCTCCTCCTTTATTATGCCAGGCTGGGCCGCTTCCTTGAGTTGGGTCCCAAGATAGACTACCTCTTCCGGAGATACCGGCTCCAGTAGCCCCTCCTCCTCCACCGCCCGACACGGTAGAAGAACCAGATTCAGAATATCCTTGAGGACCTCCAGCAAAACCTTCGCCAGAATCTCCTCCTTCATTAGCAGATCCAGGACTACCTCCATTAGCTTCTATAATCAATGAGTTTCCTGAGATAGATGAATTAGATCCACTTTGCTTATATATGCCTCCATCACCAATAACAATATTATATTGCCCTGTAGATGGGAAAATTATATCTCGTTGATGCTTAACACCACCGCTGCCTCCTCCTCCACCAATTAATGATTCATTTGGTGATCTTCCAGCTCCTCCGCCACCCCCAACAACTAGAATATCAAATTTTGCATCAGCGGGCAAGCTGCCAATGCCGAATGTTCCATTTTGTTTAAAGGTATGTATGGTATATTCTCCAACAGTAGTTTTTTCTCCACCATTAGCAAATATTTCTGTGTCTGGAGCATCTGGGTCTTGTGGCTCAGGAGCAGCGCCATTATAGAATATACTACTGTTCTTACCCCTAGCTCCAGGGGCTCCGCCATCTCCAACATGTATGTCGTAAACTCCAGCTCCATCTGCACCATTTTGATTTAAAGAATAAGATGTTCTTAATGCAGCTCCTCCTGATCCTCCTCCACCAGCAGCTCTATTTACTGGGCCGCTTCCGCCGCCTCCACCACCTCCCATTAAGAAGACATCGAAAACAGCGTCATTATCTATAGTATTAATCGTAAAGGTATCATCATTTGTAAAGATATGAACATTATAATCTCCTTGAGTACACAATGTGCCACCAGTGGCATCGACGTTAGGAACTCTAGCTCTACATACCTGTAGTTCTCCTATCCAATTCCCTGATGTTGCAGCAACGGACTCCCAAGCATTTGTCACATCGTTCCATGCCCAATGAAATTGAGCTCCAGGATTAGGATAATTTGTTTGATTAACAAACAACCCACACTTTGCCATACTATCAATAAGGCAAATTTCTACATTGTTTTCAGCTTCTATTTGTCTGATTTTGTTAATAGTTATTTGATCAAGTCTTACGGTAGCTGTTCCATTTTGTGTATCTAAACCATATCTAGCAGCAATCTTTTCTGGAGCACAAAAGTACAGAGAAAAACCTGGAGTATGACTTGGTGTCGGTGTTGGGGTGTGAGTATTAGTTGCCGTAGGAGTTGCTGTAGCCGTAGCAGTAGGAGTTGCTGTTGCTGTAGCTGTGGGAGTAGCTGTTCCTGTTGCTGTTGCTGTGGCTGTTGCAGTAGGGGTTGCTGTTGCTGTTTCTGTAGCAGTATTAGTCACAGCAGGAGTGTGTGTATTAGTTGGCGTTATACTAGGAGTAGGAGTATTTGTAGGTGTTTCTGTTTGCGTAGGAGTTGGTGTTTTTGTTGGCGTTCTACTAGCAGTAGCAGTAGGAGTACTAAAAGCTGTTGCTGTGTTCGTTGGAGTAGGGGTATTACTTGCAGTATTAGACGGAGTAACAGTATTAGTAGGAGTTATAGTAGGAGTGACGCTATTAGTAGGAGTAGGACTAGCTGTAGCCGTTGTAGTAGGTGTAGCCGTTGTAGTAGTAGTAGGTGTATTAGTTGGGGTTTTAGTTGGTGTGACTGTAGGAGTAGGAGTTGGACATAAGTAAACAGTGTTTTGTGAATAAACATCTCCATTAAAGTTATTGGTAGTTATAACTTCAAGCAAAACCAAATTTACATGTTGACTTTTTCTCAATAAAAAAGGAACAGTTTTCTTATTAGAATTAGCGGTAAAAGTAACTGTATCTCTATCTATTTCAGCGAATTCATCATAAGTGTTTCTTAGCTTAACCTTAACAGTATATTCATTTCCTACAATAAGATCTTCTAGATCAATATTTATAATGTCTGTTGTTATCATTTTTTATCCTAGTAATATAAAGTTGACTAAAAAGCTACACTATTCTAAATAAGTAGCGTTGGAATTGCATTCCTCGCCACATAAAAGACCTAAAAATCCAAGAGATTCTGCACCTGTGCCGATATCTGTTAATGTAGCTTGTGCCAAACCTTGTTCTCTATTAGTAAGTGCTGTAGTCATAAGAACAGGAACAACAGCTTTTCCATTTCTTCCTATATAAACAACACCTGTGTGAGGAACAAAATTAACCTGACCAGATAGGCTAGCTAACTGATATTTGTAAGCTGTATCTGGATTTGCACCTGTAATAGAAACAAACATCATATCTGTGCCAGAGCAACATGATAGCGGTAATTCTAAAATAGGAGCACCGGAGAAACTAATAGTTGAGCAATTTAAACAAGGCAAGCAATCATTGCACTGCATATCAATATTGGCTCCTTCATAATATAATCCAGAACACTCTTTATTATATAATACTGTATGAAATTTATTAAATTTATTTTCATACTCTTGATTGTAAGAGGTGATATTGTAAGCTAAAGCCCCAGGGTTATTGAGAGCATCTCCTGTTGGTAAAGCAAAAATAGCTTTATGTCCAAACGTTTGAGTCGTTTCTCTAGCTCTAAATTCTCCAGAAGGAGGATCCGCTATAACAGGCCAATTCCCATCTATACTTTCAAATTTATAACCATAAGTTGTTTTAGGTGTCAAATTATCAAATGTTACAGTAAAATCGCTAACTTGAGAAGCAGCAGAAATTTCCACATCAGTATCTTTAATAATAATATCTTTATCAGTAGACATAGTAACTTCTGGATCAATAAAGCAATCGTCACAGGATAGAGTAAATTGATTACTTACCCCTGCTTGTAATTGACAATTTGCTGGCTCTACATAAAGATATAATGTATTCATCTTATGATCTTTTTGAAGACACACGTTCGTTGCTGTTAGTATGCCGTTGTTGCCAACATTACACACATCTTCAGAATCACAAAAAGAATACATAGAATCTAAAGCGTAGAAAGTATTGTTGTTTGCAATAAAAGTTCCAGAAACATTAGTTAGATTTATTGGCCAGTTGCCACCAGCTGAATGAAATTGATAATTATAGCTTTTATTCTTTTGTACATTATTAATTTTTGCATGTAAATGCCCTGTACTCCCAGTATTCTTAGTAAGCTCTACATCTTGTATATCTTCAACAGAAATATTACCTAGACAGTCTTGACAAGAAAATGTCATAGGATCACTGGTGTAAATTTGTTGACTATTACAATCTTGGTCAGCAATAAGCTCCATACCGATTGTGGCCGTTAGATCAAAATCATCAAAACATGTAGGAGTAGTATTATTAAAAATATTGTCAGAAATAATACCCGTTGCTTCGTTAAAAGTAATTCTGCTATATACTTGAGAAGATGCGCTATTGGGGACAAATGTTCCAGAAATATTGGAAATAGTTACGGGCCAATTGCCTCCCAAAGAATAAAATTTATATGTATATTTTTTGTTTGGAATTAGATTAGTTAAATCTATTTTAATATCTGAGCTATTACCCATAGCGGTAGATAATGTGTTTATGTAAGTAGGTTCAACCGAAGGTTTGCTGGTGCAGTCTTCACAGTTAACTCTAATATTTTTTGTTAATTGTACCGCGTCGTTGGCATCTTTTTTTATAATTAATTCTAAAACAGAATAAACGTCAGTAGATTTAATATCACAAGATTCAATACTGTACGGAAGTAAGTTTAATTCACCTTGGCAAGACCCTGTTGTAGAGCAGAACTGCAGTCCTGTATTAACATCATAGGTAGTGCTATAAGCGTCAGAAGCAATCACTCCAGATTTTGCTCCTAACAAAGCTGGCCAATTACCACCAAGACCATTCCACATATAACTATATGTAGCATTTGGTTCTAAACCACTTATTTTAACGGAAACATTTTTGTAATTAGACATAATTTGGTACCTTGTTATTCTATATCTGCTGAAACAAAACTTACTGAATCGGATAGTTTACAATCTGTACATGTGACTCTGAAAATATTACTCTCAAATATATTGGCTTGGCAATCAGATTCTTGAACATATAATCTAACATCAACATATTCTGGTAAATCATTTTGATAAGCCTTCACGGTCTTGCTTGTGTCTACATAGGGGTTGTAATCCATAACATACGTAAACCCTGAAGGACAAGATCCAGTGGACTCACAAAGAGTAAAAGGGAAATCTATGGTTTGATAAGAAAGTTCAGGACGTATAATACCAGTAGATAAAGGAATGTATAGAGGCCAGTTACTACCCTCCTCCGATTCTATATAATAATTATATATTTTCTTAACATCTAGATCTGTTAGTTTGGCCTGAACAGAGACTCCATCTCCTCTACTTAAGCTAACCTCTTTAACTCCTTTAGCAGAAAGCTCCGGAGTAGGATCAGGAGGAAAACAATCATCACAACCTAAATGCATAATATTAGACTTTATAGACTGATCTGGACAATCTAGTGCTGATACGCTCATTGTAATTTTAGCTTCATAATCATCTTTGTTAAACAAGCATCCGTCTTCTAGCTGATAGTCCAATACTTTGTCATGAGATTGTATAGCTAATCCAGTAGCTTCGGAAAATTCTACATACGAATCTATACAATATGTATTTGTAGGGGAATGGAACATTCCTGTAATGTTATCCATAATCACAGGCCAGTTAGACCTAATGGCTGAGTATTCATACTTATATTGTCTGTATGGAACAATACCACTAACTATGGCAACAAATTCGGCATAATTGTTATTGTTTTCTGTTAGTACTAATCGACTAGGTATTCCTAATATGGGTTTGGGTAGACAGTCATTACAGTCTAGATTCATAGTATTGCTATAGACTTCATCATAATCACAAGAATCAGGCTCTATGTATAATCTCAAATTGCAAAAATTTTGATTATTATTCATGCATGTAGGATCTAAATCATAAGCCATAACACTGTCAGAGCCATTTGGACAAACACCCGTGCCTTCACAGAACACAACCTTGGTTGGTATCATACAGTTATCTTCTGCTGCTAATATTTGTCCTGTGGGAGGATATACTTTAGCTGGCCAGTTAGCATCAACAGATTCATATCTATAGTTGTATCTTTCTTTGGGAACTAAACCTCTTACATTAGCAGTAAACTCTATGTTATTTGTAGCTGTTTGTTGATTATCTAACACAATATTATTTGTAAGGGTGTATTGTTCAGGTAGCTCAACAGAGACATTGGGTATGCATGTGTCACATGTTACATAAACGGGATCGCTAAAAACCTGAATACTTGGGTCCTCTACTAAGGATGCTTTTAGTCTAACAAAAGCAAATACGTCAGATCTATCTTTTGTGCATGTCTTAGTCATAGAATATGGCATAGTCTGTGTATCCTCTGAACATCCACTAGATGAACAAAAAGAAACAGCAGCTGAAACAGAACCACTTTTAGCAACAGCAGTGAATTCTCCAGATGTTGGTAAAACAGTAGCTGGCCAATTACCGCCTAAACCCTCTACTGTAAATGAGTAATTTAATCGTTTTAATAGGCCGTTTAATTCAAAATTGATAGGAACAGTATTATTTGGCATATTGATTACCTGATAAATGATATGGTACTAGTATTACTATACACTTTATTTCCTGGACAGTCATAAGATTCGACAGCTGCACGAACTTTAACATTATATACACTAGTTAATATGTCTTCCCCTGCTAAAAAAGTAGGATATTTGGGAACATCATAATTAGGTATATTATCTCCTCCCTGTGGACATAATCCACTAGTAGGACATAAGAAAAATCTGGTGTTTTTTTGAACAGCTAAATCAGATCCTTTTTTGGCCGTTATAACTCCTCCAGTAGGAGAAACAAAAATTATGGGCCATTCTGCATCTAGTATTTCTATACTATAATTAAAATTTGTATCTTTTTCAAAAACCCCACCAGGACTTTTGTCCGTTGGCGTAAGAGCAAAATTAAATTCATGATAAGCAAAGCCGTCGAAATCTTCTTCTATTATTGTTTTTTCATTAAGAGTAGCACCCTCTGTGTCTGTAATTTCTATTTGATAATTATCTGGTAAACAATCTTCACAAATTACAGTTTGTTGATCGCCATAAACTTGTAAATCTGGACGTATTACAGGACTTAAACCTAAGCGGATATTAGCATATTTGATACTATTGTCTCTCATCAAACATCCATCATTTATAGAATAATCTATTACATTATCTCCGCAAACAACTCCTGTTGCTGGACAAAATAGTAAATTTACATCAATTTTACCAGTATCTTTAGAAGGTTTAATTAAGCCAGAAACAGGGGAGATATTAACTGGCCAGTTTGCAGCAACGCTTTCCACATTATAAGAATATACCTCAAAAGGTCTTAAGTTAGATAAATTAAATACTATATCAGCAGAATTATTCTCTGTCAATTTTATCTGAGATATTCCATTTGTTGATTGAACATTAAATAATAATGGTGGTTCATCTTCAGAAACGTCACCATCGCCATCTCCTCCCCCATCTCCGCCCCCATCTCCCCCATCTTCAGGAGTTGTAGAACTGCCGCCATTATCGCAAGTAGTAACAGTGGCGTTACAAGAACTAATCCCATCAATAGTAGGAAGACTAGATATGTCAGTAAAGCCAAATACCTCTCCTCCTTTTACAGGAACTTCAAGAGGAACTAAACTACTGTCTCTTAAGATAATATAGTAAGCAGTTAAAGAACTTAAAGAGGTTAAAGTGCATTCTGGATGAGGTTCATAAGTATAAACTATATTACCTAGATTGTCAGATCCTTGAGTTAATCTGGTCCAAAATTTAGGCATTTCTCCGGCAAGATTTTGAGGAGCATATATAGTATCTACACTTTGTATAAATCTATTATATTTTTCTCTTGCTGTGGTGTCACTGTTGATCTCTTCGGGTATTTGAATAATATCCAAAGATTCTACACCAGTATATGTAAATATAAAAAATTGGCCATTAATAATCATAGTAAGTCTCTTGTAAAAGTGTCATTAGTAATTACACCACAAATTATTAGGTAACATCTACAATACATTTTGTATCTCCCATCACTCTGCCAGCTATATTAATTATGGGAGCTAATGCAATATCTGAGGACTCTTCAGAGTTTGGTAAAAAGGCATTACTTTTTACTGGCAAAAATATAACAATATCTTCATCTGTAGAATCTTCTCTGTAAAAATTAGCTATAACTCTATTCTGAAATACATATTTCCAATTATTGTCTTTATTCAAAATTACATAATTACCAATAGTCTCTCTTTCTTCTATAGTTTGTGGAGAAACACAGGATTGATCTTTAGTGAGTGTGTATAGACCTTCAAATATAGTTGAGTTATTTGTATTATCTGCAGACCCATCAACTAATTTTGTTAATTCAAATCTATTATTTGATCCAAAAATTATATCTTTTATATACACGGACTCTTCTTCGGGAATACCCGGCCCCTCTATCAGCATTCCAGGTCTAACTAAGCCTACTAGGTCGTTCTCTCCGTCGTTTTCATCTTCGTCTGTATTATTTGATGAGTTGTTTGTTAGCTCTATTATAGAAAACCCATTTGGACCAATATTAGAGTTGGTATTACTTCTTAGTATACGACCATTTAATGCAAATTTTTCTTCTCCGCTAGTTGTTATTAACTTATAATCAGTATATAAGACTGCACCATATCTATTTTTAATACTTAATCTAAATAATACTTGAATTTGAGATAAATGAGAATATTTAACAGAAACAAATATCTTCGGTTGAAAATCTTTATTACCAAGCATTGTATAAGCAGCAGTTTCTGGTAAAAATCTAATAACTGGCTCTGGTTTTTCAGGTAGTATTCTAACATAATCGAAATAATAAAAATATTCTTCTGCAGCAGATATGTTGGAAGAAAATACTACTCCTTCAGATGAGCTTGTATTGCATGGATTGGTTCCAGGTATCGGAAAGGATAAAATAATTCCATCCGATAGTTGTTCGCTAGTATATGTGTCTGTACAAATCATTATTAATCATTTCCTATATAGATTCTAAACAAGTAAGAGTTAATAATTTTTCAACTAATTTAATATTATCAAGATATACTACAAATTTAAAGATACTAATATTTTCATAAGAAGCTGGATTAACTTTTATGGTTACAGGAACAGTAGCTTGTCTAAGTTCTGTCTCTGTAGCGGGAGTATCTCCATCAGCGGGAACTGTATCTGTGTATGATCTATATCTTGGTGTGTCCAAAGATATATTGTCTGCTATGGTGTTATTAGTTAATTCCACAATATCAAACGAGTACTGAGATGGGTCAGGTTTTAATTTATTAATCTCTGCTATAATTAAACCACCAGAACAACAAAAAGATCCGACATTATCTCCAACGTCGGCTTCTTCATAATAAAACTTAATTTCTGGGACAGTATTAAAACACAGTTTTTGACCTATAAATTCTACAATTTCTCCTGCTATTGTTTTTGTATAAAGTCTACCAGTAACGCTATTGATAACGATTTCTCCGATATCAACTTGATCTTTACCTGGTGGAACTATACTTGTTTCGTCTCTTTTGAATTTGAGTTTCATCTAACATACTCCTCCTGTAAATAATACTAAACCGAAATCCCAATTACCTAATGGATCATCTTCAGGATCATCTTCTTCTATTGGGTTCTCAACTTCTGCCTTAGAAGACATCGCCAAAAATGAATAAGAACTTTGTCCTATACTGTTATAGGCTGAAAGTCGATACAAATATGTAATATCTTCATTAGTTCCTGTAATTGTTTCAAATTGATTTGTAATTAAATTCTCAGGAGAATTATAGTTAACCCAATTTATACCACCATCTTCCGATTCTTCTATTAGATATCCTAATATAGCACTACCCCCATTATGCCCAGGCTCCCAAGACAAATTAATTTCTGATGGACCTCCTGGAGTATCAGAAAAGAATCTGAATCCTGTAAAATTATTTGGATTTTCTGGTAAATCTGCTGATACAAAAACGGTATCGGTCGCAGCCGTATATTCGCTTATGCCAACACTGTTTTGCGCAGCAATCCTAAATATGTAAGGGGTTAGGACAGACAAGCCTGTGATAGTAGCAGAAGTTTGATCATTACTTTGTCTTTCGACCAAAACCGGAGTTTGAGGTAGTGTAGTCCATTCATTACCATTATTCGCTGAAAATTGCACAATATAATTAGTAATGGTTTTGCCACCATTGTTTACGGGAGCATTCCATCCTAAAGAAATTTCTGATCTACCTGCGCTAAAACTTAAATTGGTAGGAGGACCAGGTTCCGTTGGATTTTCTGTTGCTCTTCTAGATATAATTCGACCCTTATCATTTACTGTCAATAGAGCATTGGTTACATACTCAGATTCTCCATCTTCAGTAGGTTCTGGCAATAAATATATTTCTCTAGACATCAAGTAATCTGTGTAACTCACACCAGACACAGTTAAATTAGCATAACTTTCTAATGTTCCAACGCCGCTAGCAATAGCCGAATAACTATAGGCTCCTGATGTATTAACAAGCACTTTAGCAGACTCATCAAAACCCCAGCCTGTAGGCATTGTTTTTTCTCTGTCTATATATTTTTCGTAAATTACTCCAGTGGACGGCAATCCACTAACAGCATTTGGTATATGTGCATCTATTTTAAAACTTGGAACAAGTCCACTAGGAACACCGTTGTCGTTTAAATCAAACAACTCTTTAACATAATTATCATACTCTATAACTCTTCTTCCATAAATATTAAAGTCAATATCTTCAGCAACACTATTAAATGATGTATAAAGCTCTGGTCGATTGCTTAAAGTATTTATAGTAGAGGGTTTAAAGGTAAATCTAGAATCTGTCTCATCTGCATCCTCGTTAAAGAGTACTTCACAGTTAAACCTCGCCTGGGATTTTACTCCTGAGGCCAAAGCCATCTCAAAATAGGAACCTTTCTTTACCGAAAAAGCATAAGATATTCCAGATACAGGTAGTGCGGCTCCTGGTGGACAAACATTAATTTTAGTACCACTATAAGGTTCGCCATCAATTGGATCAACCCAGTTTGCAACCTCTGTAATATCATCGAATTGGGGTTCTTCTACAAAAATATCATCATCATAAGTAAGGTATCTAACATTATCAGAGAATTTTACAAATGAAACATCTCCATTCTCGTTAACTAATGCTACTGTATCAGCTATGTCAAATTCTATACCCAGCACTGTATCGTCGGTAAAAGGAGCGACATCTTCAAGAGGTTCGTACCAAGTGGGGTTTTTGTTATAAAATGCAATAGCTCCATCCATTACAAAAACAGGTCTCATAGGATATCTATTAAATGTTAATCCTTCTGGTAGAAAATCTGGTGGTTGCCAAAGAGCAGTGATGTCATCTCCTGAACCCATGTGTGTTAGAACCCTGCCTTTATAAAGTTCTATTTCTGGTCCTACTTTAATACCACCTGTTATATGAACTAACTCTACATTAAAGTTTACTTGAGGTCCCACCTGTTGAGCATCTTCTCCTTCTCCAACCACTACAGGATTAGAAAATTCAATATGACTATAGGTAGCTAATTCGTTACTAGGACTTGCTTCGTTACCTCCATCACTAATATATAACAATTGTTGCGTACCATATCCAGAAAAAATTAAACTATCAAGCTCTTCGTTATATATAATGCCTGTCGTTGCAGCAAGCTCGTCGTTTCCAGCTTTATAAATTAAACCACTGGCAGCACCTGGGTACAAATCTAAAACTTCTCCAGAGCTATCTATTTTATAAATATTTTGAGCATACAAAGAATCTGCTATAAGACCACTGGTTTCTACAAAACCGGGCGTATTTAAGATAATTCCCGATGAGCTAGATATGCCTATATAACCTGAGGCAGCAAAAGAAGTAAAACGAGTGCCCCATTGATTTGGAAAATTTACTGTAACAAGTTTGCCCTCACTGTCTCTTTGATTTGGTTTATCATGAGGAGGAGCTAAAGTAATTGGTACTGGATTATATCTTGAAAAAATACTCATTTATTAAAACTCCTGTTAACAGAATGGTGGGCAGGGCACGTCGACTGCTCCACCTCCACCGGTATCATCTTCGTCACAATTTAAACAATTATCACAAACACCAGCAACTTGATCATAATCAAAACAACAATTACTTTGACAGCAAAAGTCTGAAGAGGCTACGCAAAAACCATCACTACCACAAACTTCACAGAAGAAACAATCGGTATTAGCAGTACATGCTTCTGTTCCGGGTATCAATTCTCTTCTTGGTAGAGGAGAAGAAGCTTGGGGATTATCTCCAACTATTAAGCGATCCGTATAAAGCCAGCCACTCACGCTAACCGTGGCATATAATGAACCATCGGTATATTCAACAACTTCGTACGGATCAGGTCTCCTGAACATAGAAGAGGAAATACCTGTCCCCACACTACTAGCACTAGGCTCAAAATACGCAGCTTTATGCCATTGATTTATACTAGGAATCCAATATTTTCTGTATCTCTTTTTAGCTATAACATAACTATTCTCAGAATTGTCATTAGGCATAACGTCATAAGCGCCAGTATCTATGGTTACATCTACATCTGCATCAGCGACTCCCGTAGGAGCTCCATTGTGCAACCAATTGGTGAATCTTACAGCGCTAATAAAGCTTACAAAATTTACTGGTTTTTCAGCCATATGTTCTTTAACAGTATAATCAAAATCTACATCGGAAGCCATAAGCGATATCTGCTGAATACCTCCGATTACTTCACTATACATTCTTGAATCATATAAATCCCTATCATTTTCTCTAGCTACTGCCTGTAAGAATTCTACATATTGAGAATTAGTAATCTCATATTTACCCATTCGATAAAAATTATCAACCACACCTAGTCCATCAAGAGATACTAAAGAATAACTATCGCCGTCTTTAAGATATAAGTTAGTGTTATCTTCAACATTATTAGAATCAATGACTGTAACAAAATCTAAATTCAAAGTATTCGCAATAAAAGACTCGTCTTCCATGTTATATGCAGAAGCTATTCTAAAGCCTACTCTGTCGTAAGCTCCAGACCTGTCAATAAATTCTATACTTCGTAATCCTGTTGGACTAATAGTACCACTGTTTGGCGTAAACGCAGAACCACCAGCTACTGTCTCTTGATGATCTCTCATTTCTAATATGTCTTTTTCAACCCATTCAGCTACATTACCATTTTGATCATAGGTTCCATAATAAGAAGACACTCCGTTAGTTCCGACATTTGAAAGTATTCCACTAAATGTATGAAGTTTTGTGTCAGGACTACTGGCATTATAACCATAATTAGCAGATGAATATAGATTACTTAATCCTTCTCCGCTAGCATTAATAATCATTGGGAAAATACTTGAGTTACAATCTCTTGTGGCAAAAATATTATAATTACCAGATTCGTAAACAACCTGATCGCTGAAAGCTTTAATTTTAAATGCTGGGTTTTCTTCTGTCCCATAAACAATAAAATCTATATTCTTTTTTTCTGTATTAAATTCGGTAGTGACATTAGGTCTAATACTTAAAATAATATTAGAGTTATCTGGAATTGCCCCTTCCGCAATTTTTCGACTTATAGATAAATAACCTCCTTGGCTTGTTGAAAATACATTATACGTTGATTGTACAGTATTTACATTTTGGTCTAATAGCATAGAGGTAATAAGACTATTTTCAGAATATATCTCTAAAATAAATCTGTAATCAAGAGACCCATCAGCATTTTCAATAGATATTTGATCATTAACACTAAATTCATTAATTGGAATAGGGTCTGCTTCTATAGCAGTTATCTGTCTTTTACAAATAGAAACTTGTCTCTTCTTATGTTTATTCCATAGTATATCTGCATCTGTTCTAAAATAATCATCTATGCCATAAGAGCCACTTAAAATACCATTTTCTGTGGTTGTAATAAATTGACCAGAAGGAATATTAGAAAAACTAAGTGTTTGATTTTGATTCAAAATAACTCCTGTAGACGCGACGACATCATTATTATCGTCGACCACAAGTAAACTACTAGGAGATATATTGGGAATATTTATATTAGATGATTGAATATTAGTTATATTCGCTGTTCCCTGTATTGTTACAGTAGAAGTTCCACTACCCAATGTTACATTATTAGAAGCTATATTGGATGTTGTACTATTAACTATAAAAGAAGATCCTGTATTAAATGTACTAGATGTTGTGTCTACAGAAAGTCCAGTAGAGTCTAAAGTTATATCATTACCACTAGATCCTATAGTAGTAGAATTGTCTCTATCAAAAACTAAGCTATTTAAACCACTATAACCTACCGTAATATTGTTTATATCAGCACTTAGTGCGCTGACATCAGAAAAGCCAGAAGCAAAAACAAGATCTAGATGTCCTAGTTCTGAGCCATAACTATTATTAATTGCAAAAGCTTGTATTTTTACAAAATCTGTTTTATTACCTACAGAATTTTTAGCAGATAGATTGAGTTGGGATATTTGAGTATTGTTTGATAAAGCGGTAGTTGGTTTATGGTATAGGGTTACATTTGCTGGATGACATACGCTTCTATTTTCTAATCTAAAACCTTCTTGACATAGAGTATTAACAACATGGAATATGGTCGTTGGTCTGGAGCCTGAAGGTATATTTAAACCTAATTTACCATCATATGTAAAAAATAAATTTTTAGGATTAGCACCAGTACCAGATCCGTAAACAATAAAGTCTGAAGATTGTCTATCATTATTGAAAACAACCGAATCTGCTCCGCTAGTAGGTATGATAGTATGAGCCTGCTCACTATTATCTGCTCCAAGTAGTAGATCTCCATTTCCAGAACCTATATAAAATTCTCCACCCTGAAAACCGTTTGCTCCATCATTGTATTGGAAGGAATAAGGATTTCCATTAGAGTCACTCATAGAACTAAACTGATTGTCTTCATTAAGATTAAGTTTAGCAATAGAGTCTTCTAGATTAGCTGTATTGACGACATACCATTTGTCTTTATAGATTAATCTAACATAATCTTTATAGTTAGATAATACTAATATTACATGCCCATTACCTTCTCTTACTGTAACATTATTAGAGCCTTCAATAATTTTTACATCAATTTCTAATCCACTAAGAGGCTCTGGGGGTAATACAAGATCTATGTTTTGATGAGTTGTATCTGCTAAATAAGTAGATTTTTGATTGTATGCTGCGATAGATTTATCGAGAAGTATTGTGTTGGAAAATGCAGTGTCAAAATTACGCTGATTGGCAAATAGATAAAATTCTGTTTTAGGATTATCGGGAAATGTAACAGGATTATTATTACTAGAAGAAGAAACAACATCTTTCCTACTAACTACAACATTACCATTAGAATCAAATTCTACAACACCGACGCCAGCCTCCCACAAACCACTATCAACTAATCTTGCAATATAAGGAATACTGTATCCTATATGAGATTTATCTAAAAAATGGAAAGTAGATATTTTTTTGTCCTGATGAAACTGATTATTTTTTAACTTAAACCTAAAACCTATATTATCAAAAATTTTCAGTATTGTATTCATTATAGTCTCTTAGCCTTACGGGTTAACGTCAAAGTTCATGGTGTCCTGTAGTGATGGGTTATTATCACGGAATGTATTAAAAGCTCCTTTTATGCCGTCTGTAACTAGTGTCGCTAAATCTGGCTTCAAGCTATTTAATGCTGCATCTCCATTAATAATCACATTCACCTCATGTTTTCCGGTAATTTTAATCTCTTGTGGAATGTCCAAACTGCTTAATGTAGACGCTATTCGGTCTAATCTCGACACAAATTGATCTATACTGCTAACGGCACTTTCAATACTACTAGATACACCGCCAGCATCTCCTGTTTGTCTATCTAATCCATTTAATGCGGATTCTATAGCTGAAGTGATCTTACTTGTAAATCGGCCAATAACATTATTGATAAATCTGGATGCGTCAAAGGTAGGCTGTGAATTACTTGGTCCTACCTGAGCCCCATTTCTGTAATAATTTGGCAAAGCTAGGCCACCACCCTGTAGATATGATGCGATTCCTCCAACAGAATATTCTCCACTATTAATAGCCCTTAAAACACCAAGATGTTTTTGTGTAGATTCTCTATTAACAACAAATTCTCCAGGAGTCAACATTGCTGGTACAGTATCTGTTCCCTTTGGCTGGAAATTAATATGAGAACCAGAGCTAGCATATATGGGCCCACCAGAACGTCTATATTGTGATTGGTTACTATTTGCTAGTATCTCCGAAAGATCTGCTTGTGCCCCAGCAGTGATCGCTTCAGCAGAAGCTCTTGTCAGTTCTACTAAACTCTTGGCTAATTGAGCAGAAGCGTGCAAGCCTTCAGCTCTGTTTGATTCTGCTACAATGTTTGGAGATCTTTGTTGCGACTGTAGATTTTTAAGAACAGTTTGTCCGAGTGAACTTTTATTGAAATTGTTATATTCTATACCTTTAATTGAGTTATAATCATTATTAGCCGTAACTAAAGCATCTCTTTGTATTTTTTGGACTCTATTAAGATCGATATCGCTTTTAAATCCTTTGGTCCTTTTTCCTAGGTTTGATGAAGCACCTAAGTAAGTGTCGCCAGCTAGATTTTTAAATAAATCAGAATAAGCATCGTCTCTATCAAACAAACTCTTCAATAAACCATTTTTATCCTCTTGTGTTTTAGGAATAGATGTCATACTAGAATCAACAATAGCACCACCATAAGAATCCATTATTTGTCTCAGTGTTTTATCTTTTAATGTGTCTGATAAAAATAGATTATTTGCTAACCACTGAGACAATCCTCCTCCACTAGCTTCTGCTTTTATCGTTCCTATTTCGTTAAGTGGTGTGTTCATTGGAACACTAGATCCACTTTCAGATAATCTTTTTATATCAAAAGATCTTAATGATACGTTTCCTTGTTGCACTTCGGCCATTTCATTTTGTAAAGCGTTGCTTTGAGCATACAAAGCCTGTGTATTTCTTTTTAGTACAAGTGATGAAGCAATTAATGCTGATATAGGACCTGGTACACCAGCGCTAGTAAGATTATATGTAGTATTAGCCATTTCACCCAAGTCACCAGCCATAGCTCCCAAAATTGAGCTATCAAATACTTCATTACCCCTTAAGCCACTTGCCTCAGCATTTCCAAGCAATGCTTGCTCTAGAAAATCACCACCAGACACTTTGCCTTCCGCAACTTTTTTCGCCGCTAAAGCGCCATCAATAAGCAGACGCCCTCTTGCAAGATATTTTTCGTATGCTTTAAATTGAGTTGCGGAGTCGCCTAATCCTTGCATTGATTTTAGACTATAGAAAAGGCCAGCTATCTCTTTGAGCGAAGAAACTCCATAAGCTGCCGATTTTCCAAAATAATCACTTGAATTATATAAACCTTCCGATGATGAACTAGAATTTGCAAATTCGTCTATACCATGTTGTAATTTGTCGACCATGGCAAAAATATTACCAAAGAAAACCAAAGCATTACCAGCACCTTTTATTGGGTATGGTATATTTCCTGATCTTTCTCCAACTGATTGTGCTATTTTTTCTGCTCCTCTTAATTGAACAAAATCCAAAGCAGATCTCGTACCTGACTCATAAAAAGAAGATGGTATTAAACTGGCAAAATCACCAGTAGCTTTACCAGAATAACCAAGTCCTTTTTCCACATCACCTTCACTAAAAGCTTCAATAGCTTTTACTATGCCTGTCGCTCCTTTTGTAAATGGCGTAACCATATCTCCACCAGCCAGATAAACCACTCCACCATCTTGATAGCCTTTACTACCACCGCTATTAATTTGTTTAAGCAAAGGTAGATTGTTTTGTGTTGCTTGTCTGTTTACGACAAACTCCCCAGGAGTTAACATAGCAGGAACAGTATCTGTGCCTCTTGGTTGGAAATTAATTAATCTTCCTTCATTAGCATATATCATACCTCCAGTTGCTTTATTAACAGGATTTTCTGCTTCATCTTTAAGGAATTTTTCCAGGCTCTTATCATTAGATGATGTATAAAGAGAACCATATCTTCCAGCAGTTAATTTCCTATGAGCGCCTGCAGCAAATTCAGAAGCTATATTTGTTGTCTTAGCTATTTCTTCAGGACTGTTTGAGTTATCTAATATATCGTCGGAACTCAGAGATGAATTAATAAGCTTGTCGAAGTTTTCAAAATATTTTTGTATAGAATTTGGATTACCTACAAGAGCCTCTTTAGTAGAAGCAATAAAATCTGGAGTGTATACTTGCTGGCCATTGTTTATTCTGTTTTCAAAGAAATATGATAACTCATCAAGATATTTACTTCTTGTTGAAGGACCAGGAAAAATATTAGTAGGAGTTAAAACTCTTTTGAATAAAGTTTGATAATCATTAGGAGCGCTCTTATCTGGAGTTATTTCTGTTCTACTGCCATCTGCACCAATTTCATAATACCGACCACCTTTAAAATCGTTTGTAACCTCTTTTGTTAAATCGTCAGACAAATCAGCTGATCCACCTAGACGTTTAGCTCTTATAATATTAACTTCTTTAGACAATGCGCTATCTATAAAATTATTAAAACCCTGTTCTCCTTCCGCTGTCAATTTATCATAGTATAAAGTTTTTTCTCTGCCTCTAAGGTTAGGATCAGCAACCTTTACAGCAGAACTCAGATCGGTAGCTTTTTTCATATCTCCTGGAAGGAGACCCAAGGTTTGTGTTGTGCTAACACCTCGCACACCCCCGACGGTAGTATATAAACGACGTAGAGCTTCTAGTTCGATACCTTTATTATTTTTAGGATCGTCTATTGCTCCTATTTCTGAATTCAATTTACTTCGCATGCTGTTAATATCTGAAAGACTTTCTGGCATAATCCCAGTTGTTTGATCTTGTTTTTCTATGAATCTAGCCATAGTAACTCTCAAAGCGTCTGTAAGATCACTATCTAGGTCTTCAGCTACTCCTAATGCAGACCCTCCTGTGCTACCTGTCTTGTCTTTTAGGTATTTTTGTACTGCTTTTACATAGTCGGTAGATGGTTCATAAGCACCACTTGTTAAACTGTCTTTAATATAAGCAAAATTCTTAGCTTTCTCATTCAGTCCCAACTGAGACAGACTAGACGGATCAGCTTTATTAATATATCCAGCATCATCAAATGCAATGTCTGTATCGGACCAGGTGTCTGGATCTCCGCTATTTTTAAAAGCACCAAATCCCATACTCATTACGCTGCGATAAGCTTTTAAATCGTCTAAATTAGAAAATTCTGCCAAATGTGTATTTGCATACACAGGACTTTTATTATAAAAAGGACCTAAAGGTGGTTGTTTGTAGGGATCTACCGTATACATTTTATCAGATATGTCTTCAATAAAATCTGATTCTCTTCTGTCATAATATTTACCAGAAACTTCATTGTATTTTATCGGAACGGTTGTTGCATCTGCACTATCTCCCAATGTTTTTGTTTTTACTTTAATAGCAGATTCCGATGGCGGCGGTAGGGAACTAGCTTCTGGACCAAAATGCTTAAAGAAAAATGGTAACTCTAGATCAATATCTTCTTCGCTATTGGTAGCCTTATAGAAATCTAGAGAGCTTCCAAAACCCTGTTTTGACCAGTCACTATAACGCTCATATGGTTTAGCAATATCTTTATAATATGTGTCAAATATATTTTTAACTTCAGGAGCAGCTTTTTGCCTAGGCGAACTTCCCTCGGCATACAAACTAATAGGAAAAAATGTATCATTAAGATCATCTACTCCGAATGGTGCAAATTGAAGATTCTTGAAATCTTCTGAACTTATCGTAGCATAGTTTCTTGTTCCTTCATATAGTCCTTTAATTTTTTGTTGAATAAGTGTTAATTGTTTACCTTTTTCAGTTAATCCTAAAAAATTGTCATTAGATAAGTCAGTACTATATCTAGACAACTGATCTTCTGTATTCTCAATATATTTTATAATCAGATCTGTAGGACTTTCAATCCGACCACTATAAGAACCAATAAGACTCTGATCTTTATAGGCCACCTTTGCAGCATTGCCAAGAAGTTGAGGATTTTCGGCGTTTTTACCAATTCCTAAACCACCATCAGAAGCCCCTAATGTCTTTATAGCTCCTTGTTTATCAAAAAGACCCAAATTTTGTGGACCACCGTCTAGACTTTGACCCAAGCCCCCTATGCTTAAAGATAAATTAGAGCTTCCAGTCTTCGGTGCAGATATGCTATAATCGAATGAAGATCCAAAACTTTTTTGTGCATTTTGTTTAAAGTCTTCTGAACTAGAAATTATACCCTCTGTAATTGATGCTTTAAGATTAGATAATCTTTCAACATTATCGCCCAATACTTGTTGAGCATGGTCTTTATCTTCTTTATTAATATAGTCTGATGACTCTATAATTTTATTTGTAGTGGCGTCACTTAAATAATAACTTTTTGCAAACTCTTTCGCCTCAATACCTTCTGTAATATTTGTTGGTTGCGTGTTTTTTGCTCGACCGGTTCGAATTCCACCAGATCTATTAATAACTATCTTTAAATTTTCAAATCCTTTACCAGGAGAAAAATTATAATTACTCAAATCTCCATCAAGATTTGGCATTCGAACATTAGCAAAATCACCACTTATTTGTGACGACATTGGTTCATCATTGTTTTCATCCCCCATGGCGTTCTTCATCTGTTTGAAAATTCCTTTTACACCAACACTAAGTTCTTTTGCGGGGCCGTAAAAAACGCGATTAACTCGTGCCGTATATAATTGTTTCTCATTAAAATCAGGCAATAAATCTGAGTCGTTGACACTACCTCCCGGTAATTGCTTATAAGGATATTGATTATCACTCATGCCTTTATTTTCATCAATACTTTTTCTTACTCCTAAACTTCTTTCTCTTAAGTCAGCAACTGGAGGATCGTTCGCATAAAAGCCAGATCCAACGAAACCACCAGATTCATAATAAGAAGTATTGCCATCATTAATAGATTTCAACATACCTAAATTTTTAGATGTTGCCTGTCTGTTTACTACAAACTCACCAGGAGTAAGCATAGCTGGTACGGTGTCCGTGCCTTTAGGTTTGAAAATCTGTGAGCCACCAGCTGCATATATAATGCCTCCATCTGATTTACCTTGAATACGAATATCTAAAGCACCAGGAAGATCCCGAATTCCTGCACTTATCTCTGTTAATTGTTTAGTAATATAATTTTCAACAATGTTTTGGAAGCCATTTAGGAGATCTGTGGTTCCCTTTTGTTCTGAAGCAGACAACTCTTGTTTTATTCCTGCTAGAATCACATTAGCATCAGCTTGCTTCTGCACTGCTTCTTTGTAAATACTTATTGTCTCCGCCATTTCGCTGTCTGATTCTGGATCTCTTAATGCGTCTAATATATTTTGCAAATTAGAGTCCAGAGGAACATTAGCTTCTTTAAGCATAGATCCCAATACATTAGCCCTAAATTCATTTTGAGTTCTTCCTGTGCCTAAAAGAGGAGCTATACTATTAAATAATTGTAGTCTTTCCGATCTGCTTTGTGCATTAGATCTACCAACCGTATTTCCTGCTAAATTCTCTGACAGCTCACCTAATCTTCTGAATGTTTTATTAATATCTCCAGCAGAAGAAGTTGATAATTTTTCTAAGAAAGATGTTCCAGCACTAATTCTGCCTTGTATCTCATTAATTCTAGATAAAGCAGACGAAGCCACTTCTGAATTGCTTGCCAACTCTTGTAATGCTGCATAATTTTGTCTAAGCTGGATAGCTGTTTCTGCTGCTGCTTCCCTAACCTCTCTTAAAGCTTCAGAAGAGGTTGCTCCATTTTCAGCAAGAGACCTTGCGAAATCTTCTTCTGCTTTTCTTCTTTTTTCTAAATTTAAAATGTTCTGACCTATATTAGCAGGAGCTGTGCTTCCTGCTCCTCCTCCTACCGATGTAAGATCTGTAATAGTCTGGGTAAATGCATTAATCTTAGATCGAAGAATACCTTCGTTTTTAAATGCTTCACTTAAACTAATAATTCCCTTGTTTTGTATATTTGCTGCTTTAGATATTAATTGAGTATACTCTACTTGCAATTGTATCTGTCTGTTCATTGATTCCGTATAAGAATTAACAGTATTTTGCCAAGCCTCTAAAGATTTTACTGCTGACTCTTGAGCTGCTCTTGCTGCATCTACTTGTTTACTCAAGGATGGCAGGGCTTCTATAAGTTCTTGTGCCGTAATTCTACCGTCTCCTCTAGTAGAAATTTGTTGAATTTGGCTTCTAACTTGTTTAAGAGTTAATTCTTCAACATTTTGTGGTAATTCAAGATCTCTAATAGATTGTATCGCAGCTTTTTCTATAGCAGCTGTTAGCGCTTTATCACTAGCTCCAGGATTTTCGCTTATGGCTGAGTTTATAGCCTGATTCATAGAATCTTCTAAATTTGTTATTAAATCTAACAAAGGTCTAATTGCTTGCTGATCCAAACCGAATGAACTAGAGGCCATATCTCTAGCACCACGAACTTGGTCGTCAGAATAAGCTCTAGGGTTTCTTAAAGTATCAATTGATTCTAAATTAATATTTCCTAATTTAGCCTGCCCAGACAAAGCAGCAGTAGTTAAATCTAAATTAGTTGCTGATAGTTTAGAAGCAAAATCAAACCTACTAACTATTTGATTTAAACTAGTGTTTAATCGACTTAAACTACTAACCATTTGATTAACTTGTTTATTAAGTCTATCAAATTCTATTTGTCTCATAGCCACATTAAATTCTCTTTGAGCTATGGTTGAAGCAGTAATAAATTGTAAATTATTTACTCTTGCATTCTTCTCATCGTCAGTTAAATCTATGTTACTCTTTATTTGTTCTATTTCTCGTTGAACAGCAACGTCTGTAGCAGCTAAACTAGTAGCCAAACTACTAGCAGCGTCTGATGTTCCTAGTAAAGCCTGAAAATCATCAGCAGATTCAAATTCTCCAGACTTAATTAAGGAAGGCAGAGACTGTAATAAAGGATTAATAACTTTCGACGCAGCATTAGAGGTTTCTATAGCAATCTGAGGTATTATGTCATTAAACATGAATTCCTGTCTATTCTCATCAGATGCACCACGGAAAAGAACTGCATTAGCTGATTGAGCGAAAGCTAATTCTCCTAATCTATTCTTAATAAGATTTAATTCTTCACCTCTTCTATCAGCACCGAATGCCTGATTTACAAACCTATTCCCAACATTAAGAAATCCTTCTGGTGATTGTCTGTCTAATGATACCTGTCTGTTACTTAATTCTGATGCTTCTTGAACTTCTCTCACAAAAGCTTCACTGTTATTAATGTTCTTAAGATTTTTTTCAAGTTGACTTAATCTGTTACTGAGGCTGTCTAATGCTGTAGTTAGTCTTCTGTTATTGAGAGTCTTAATCCACTCATAGTAAGCATTAGATGTAGCTTTTAAAACCTGAACACCTGCTACTAAAAATTTACCGTATCCAAATAAAGCATCTGTTGCCTTCAAAACACCTTTAGTAAAACCTTCGGGCAATTTAAATTTATCTGCTATCTTAGGTAGTAACGATTCTAGCTGTGGTCTTGCTGTTCTAGTGTACTGATCTGTTGTTTTAGATATAATAGCAACAGAAGTACTTAAAGATCTAACAAATGCACCAACAACTTTACTAGCGCCACCAATATCTCCTAGTAATTGTGACACAACACCACCAGCAATGCCAATACTTAAAGCAAACCTATTGGCTTGTCTTTGAGATTCTGCATCAGCCTTGGTTTTCTTTTGAGTAGCAATAGCAGAGTCTTTATCTGCTTTTTCTTTAATTTTTTGCCCAGGATTAGCTTGAAATAACACATTGGGTGTTGCCTGTGGTCTACCTTGAGTAATATCAACACTAGCAAGATCAGATCTAGTAATAGCTTGTTTAATACCCTGTATTACATCCTTAATATCTGCATCAAATCTACCTCTTACAGACCCTGCTCCAGTTTCTTGGATCAGACTACCTCCTTTTGCTATTCCTGATTGTGTAGCTAAATTGCGTGCTACTGCCAAGCTTTCAGATGGAGATTTACCACTTTGTCTCAAACCTTCAAACGCCTCAGATTTTGTTGACTTTGCTGCTTCAAGCATTTCTGCTTTAACAAATTCTATAGCAGCAGCTAGATCTCCTGCAGATTTACGTGTAGCTTCTGTTATGTCTTCAACACTTGATGGAGCAGGAGCTACTGGGGAGGACTGTTGAATAGAATCCATATTTACAAAATCGCTCATGTCTCCAGAAAGTCTTCTTGATCTAGATTCTGTAACAGCAGGATTAGCAGCTAACTCTGCTGCATTAAACCCTGGGTCTGATTTAATTTGACTTCTCTCTATATCTTCAGCAACTCTTTTACCAGCATTAAGCATATTTCTTATTGTATCAACTAATTCTGGAGCACCAGATATGGTCTGAGTCATAGTCTTATTCAAAGTACCCATAATGTTTTGAACAGACCCTGAAACTTCTCCTGCTGCAAACTCTGTCTGCTTTAAGAATAACGCAGAAGCTTTTCGTAAGTCGTCTGGCATCTCAAACAGAGCTTTAAGCATAGCATTGGTTATTTGTTGAATTTGCTCGGCGGTTACTTCTCCACCAACCTCAAACTTTGCTACGCCTCCTACCATTCCTCCCTTATTGTATCCTTGAATTTTATCAGCTTTATTTAATTTGTTTAATTTTGCTGCTCCTAGTTTTGAAGCAGCTTTTTTATTTATAACGAACTCACCAGGAGTTAACAGTGCTGGTACTGTGTCTTCGACTGACCCACCATTAGCAAACTGCGACATATATTGTGTGGTAGGAGCTTTTGTATATGCATACTGTAATGGTAAAGCTGCTCCTGTCCACGTAGAAGGATCTTCACTAGGATAGTCTTGTTCTTTAAAATAAGAACCAGTATACATATTCTCTGAAGGCACCAAGGACTTACCAACAGAAGCGCCATCTTGACCTGCTCCTTTATTAAAATAGTTAGTCCAAATTCTAGTTAAAGAGGCACTACTAACTCTACTTCTGTCAGAAGTTAAACTGCCTCCATTAGCTGTTGCCGTTTCCATAACAGCATCATATAAAGATCTCCCTCCTCCACCAGAAACTTGTGCTGATGTGGCTGCATATAATCCATTTCCAATATTATTTGCAACTACATCGCCTGTGCTTTTTCCTTGAGTGAAATATGCACTAATAGCAGATCCCGCATCTGTAACCCCAATATCTTTTCTAATAGCACTTTCTGCTATAGCAGCTTCACCACCGTCTTTAAATTTTGTAAAAAAGTCAGATTGTAAACCAGACTCAGCAAAAATCTCCTTTAGTAAAGCTTCAGCTTGTTTGTTCTTACTGCTCTTATAACTTTGAAGCATCATAGGAACAGCTTCTCCTCTCATTTGAGAAGATAATAATTGTTTTTTGTTTTTGTCATCTTCAAGTGGGTACTCGGACGCAAAAACATCTTCAGCGGAATAGCCGAGATCTTTGGTATTGTTGATAAAGTCAGAAATTTCAGCTTCTCTATTTATTACAGCGCTATCTAGTTTAGAACTAATATCTGGATAGTTTTGTAATAAATAAGATTGAACATCATGAAAACCTTCATGAGCAATAATATCGTCTCGATGTTTATCAAAAACCGCCAACCATCTTTTCTGATTAGAACCCGCATCGCCAAGAGAGCTTGAAGCTTTTTGTTCTGTGTCTGGATTTAAACCCTGTTGACTTATAAATGCATCTAAATCTTTTGTAAAATCTGGAAAATAAGCACCACGACTACCTCCCAGTAGTCTATAAAGTATTCCTCTCCAATTAAAATTAGCATTTTTAGGAGCTTCCCATTCTTGACCATCTTTGGTCATTAGCTTGTCACCCTGAAACATTTCTGAAGGCAGAACAGCTTTTAATAAGTCATTATAAACTTTGCCTGTATTACCAGAAATGGCTCCTCCAAAAAATTTCTTTTGAGCTTTCTCTTCAAAATATCTAGTAAACTCACCTCTTGCTCTTTTTAAAGAATCTTTATTAATAATCCTTTTAACTTCTGTTGGCATTCCACTATCAATTCCTGGAAAATATTGTGAAGCAGCACCTAGTCCATTAGGATAATCTATGGCTCTGTTCTGCTCTGCTCCAGGAGGTAAAGGAGCTCCTAAAAGAGCCATGGTTCTTTCTATTATGGCTCCTTCTATATTTCCTTGACCTGTTAGCTCTTCTAGCTTTGTGGTGGGTGTTGAGGGCTCTTGATATCTATAAGCAGCTTTTCCAGAACCTAAAACAGCTGTAACATTTGACAAGCTGTCATCAATCAGTTTTTCTGCCGCTGACATATTTTGAGCTTTAAGCTCAGGAACATTTGTTGTATTAGGAGTTTGGGAAACACCTGTTACAGAAGATGTCTCGTAAGGCAGACCGAATCTTTGAAGTGTATCTGCTACTAAATCTGCAGTTAATTGAGGACGAGCAGTTAAAACCCTTGTATTATTACGAATATAACCAGGAGATTGTTTTTCAAGCTCTAAAAGCTTACTAACTATAGGAGTTGGTCTAGCTCCACGAAGAGCTTCTGCAACGCGATCTCTATTATAGTATTGAGGAATATCTTCTTTACCTTCAGAATCTAGAATAGCTGTGTTAGAAGCTAAAGTTTCATCAAAATCAAAAGCTATAGGTCTTACTGGTCCTATTTGATTAGGATCTGAACCCTGAAAAATATTTGCATTCTCTAAATCATTAGCAAAACTAACAGCAGAATCTTTTGTTGCTGCCTGCATTTTATTAACTGATTCTTTATATCTTTCTCCCAATCCACGAGATTTAATATTTACTTTAGTATTAGCTAAATCATAAACTTTATCTTTATTATATCCGATAGGTAGTAAGCCAACAATACCAACCTGCTCTTCAAAATCTGTTGCTTGTGATCTCAAAACATTGTCAAGAGTAGTAGTTCTTGCTTGTAAAGCTTGATTCATAATCTCTGTAGCTTGATCTAGATTAGAACCAATATTATTAGATCTCAGAACGCTATCTAATGTTCTATCTCCCTTTGATAATCCTAAAATTTGTTTAACTGACTGTATACCTCCCAAAGAACCTATTTGGTCCTTGATAACATCTTCAACGGACATAGATTTTTGATCAGCTATATCTTGAACCATACCGCCTTCTAAGAATTTTTGAACCATTCCTCCAGAGTTATAATAACAATCAGCTTTAGGTCTACCTCTTCTTTCAAAAGGTATATCACTAGGAGAAAAATTGCCCCTGTCTACTGCAACAGCTTTTTCGATGATGCTTCTGCGATTAGGATAAGTATCACTAAGTTTAACATCAGTTAAATCACTAATAGGCTGGTCTGTTAAACCTTTAATCGTCTGGTTGGCAACAGGTATATCAAATCTGTCTGTTCCAGGATCTTGTAAATCAGCAGCGGCGAAAACGAAACCTTCAAAAAGTTTTCCTGCAGCAGTAGCGGTTAAAGCTTTAGCTGTATTAATTGAAGATTCTTGTATTTCTACTCCTCCGATACTATCAGATAAACTAGTAGCCATCTTGTCTATTAATTTTGGTAATTTCTTTTTTTCTTTATCAAAAGCTTTAGTTTCACTAAAACCAGAAACTTCTATTGGTGCGACATACTGATCACAACCTATCGTTGTTCTAACCATGTCGTAATCTGGAGGATTGCCCATGGAAGGTATAAGCATACCATAGGATCTTGAGCTTTCATAAACATCTCCACCATCAGCAAATTTTTGAACAGTTCCTATTCTAGCAGACTTTCTCGCTCTTCCTCCGCTACCATATTTATTCATATTCTGCAGCTGTTCTGTTCCTATAGTATCAACAGCTTTCTTTCTTATTACGAACTCGCCAGGCTGCAACATCGCGGGAACCGTATCTCTATTACCTGTTCCTGGTACAGAGCCACCTCTTGCGAATTGTAGTGGTTTTCCATCAGGGCCTAATGATCCTGTTGATCCACCAGACCTACCTGTACTAGAAGATCTAACAATATTAGCTAGGGCATCTACAGAAGATGTTAATTTTGTTAAAGCAGAAGTGTTCGTGGATAAAGCAGATATGTTTTTAATAAGCTCGCTTGAAATATTTTTATTATTGTCTTTTTGACTAGTAGCAGTTGCTAGCTTGGTTGCTGCTTCAGCAATTACTTTAGCTGCGGTATTCGTCTGTTGTTCTGGAGTACCAGCACCTCCTTGAACTTTCTTTAAACCTCCGACAAAACCTGTTCCGAATTGTTTGAGTGCAGACGCCCCTTTTTCTAAACCTATCAAAGCTAATACAGGCAAAGCTCCCTTGACAGCACCAGCTAAACTTAAAATGGTTTTTGTAACACCAAGAGCACCTTTCGCCAGAGTTTGAAAAGTATCGCTACCAACTATATCACGAGTAAGAGTGGTAAATTGTTCTCTTACTTTAGCAATCTGATTGGCTAATGACTGCTGAGCTTTTACAGCATCAGTAGCAAGAGATCCCTGACCAGTTTGAGCAACCTTCAATGCTTCTTGAGCTGTGCTAAATCTTTGGATTAAAGGAATAACCTTACCAATCTGTCTAAATCCACCGAGCTGCTCTACAATACCTCCGAATTCTATAGACCTAGGATCTAAACCAGACAAACCGCGAGACAAAGCTTCTACTGCATTAAAAGCACCAACAAATTTGCCTTCAACATCAGTTAATTGAACACCAAAGGCTTCCAAAGCTTCTATGGTGTCTCCTCTTTGTATTCTAGTAAAGATGGTTCTTAAGCCCGTTGCAATAGTTTCTGCACTTTCACGAGTTGTAGACCTAACACTTGTAAACACAGCTAAGAATTCATTTAATGCGTCTGTACCGGAGCTTACGCCTGAACTAGCTGTAGCGAACACACCACCAGCACGTTGTATTGCGGTAATTAAGTCTGTTGATTCAACAGCAAAACTAGCAGCTACAGAATTTATAGAAGACAGGGCTTTTTCTAAATCTTGCGTACCTATACTAAACTGTCTCATTAAAGCAACACTACCCTCAACGGTCTGATTAAGATTGGTAAACGAAGGCGCTAGTTCTGTTAATGCCAATGCCTTTAAAGCTGTTTGGGTCTCTTGTGCAGATAACCCAGCCTGAGCTAACGTGTCAGATATGCCAATTAAGCTTGCGGATGAAACACCTAGACCAGTAGATAGATTGGCTATAGTACCAGATAAAGACTGTAAGCTTTGTTGAGACTTACCAGTAATTTGTTCTATTCTTACCATCTGACGTTCGAAATCAATAGCAGCACTTACGCCTTGATTAATGGCTCCACTCAATTTAAATATAATACCTGAAACAACACTAAAAGCAGCAAATCTACGAATAGCTAATGCTCCTTGTCTACCAAACTCTTCCATCTCTGTTTTTGCTTCAGACAAAGCTCCGGAAGAGTCGGAAGCAGATTCAGACACTTGTTGAATTGATGCCGCTGCTTTTTTAGTATCAGAAGCCAATTTATTGGCTTTGATAGAAGCAACAGAAGATTTTAAGTTAGATAAAGCTTTAGCTGCTGAATTAGCGCTGGTCGTTGTTTGACTAAGAGTAGTATTAAAAGTTTTTAAAGAAGCGTTCAAAGATGCTACATTTTTTGCTGACCCAGGATCTAGTTTGAATTTTAGATCGCCCGTAATGGTTCCTACTTGCTTCTTAATATCAGATACTATAGATCCTATATTTTTAGGACCTCTTAGATTTAATTGTGCTGTTAAATTAAAAGCTTGTGCCATAATAATAAAACCTTATAGTCAAAAAACAAAAGCCTCTACCGCAATAGGCAGGTAGAGGCTGATGTAAATAAATATCATTACAAAATTAAAATCAAGCAGTTTTTTCAGTATCCTTTGACTTTTTAGATTTGGTCTTTGCAGACGAAGCCCTAGGGCTTTCAGGCTCTTCTGATTTGGCTGATGTTGTGTCTGCAATTTCTTCATCTTTTACTTCTTCGTCTACTATTACTGGTTGTCCACTATCGTCTAAAAACGGCTCTTGTTCGACAATAAAATCACCTTGGCTATCAACTAAGTTTCCAAACTTATCAACAAACTCGCCACTGTCATTGATAAATCTTCCGTTTTCGTCAACCAGTCTTCCTTCTGCGTCGATAAATCTTCCTTTTTTATCAACTAACCTTAAATTATCATCTACAAATTTATATTTCTTTAAGAATTTATTTTCAGGTAAATTCTTCTCATAATCGTTATCCAAACCGTACATCATGTTAGCCAAAATTTGAGCACCCTTAAGTGATACCTCTTCGGTAGCTCTGTTTAGGTAGTCTTCCATATCTTTAAAATATGGTTGTTTCGTATCGTTATACACCACACAGGCACTTACTAAATAATTAAATCTATTGTTATCAGCTTGGCCTTCGGCACTATGATTATCTAGACTAGTTCTCACACTAATCAAATCTCTAATGTCGTCTCTAATGACCTTCATTCTAACAGCTAGGTCTTTAGCTTCGTTTAGGCCAAAACCACCTTTAGCAAGACGTTTTTCGCCATCTGAAAGCTCTTTCTGTAATCCTGTAAATTTAGCCTGTTTCTCATTGTCCCACAGTCCCTGATCTGATAATAGGTCATCTAGCTTTGCTCTTACAACACTTTTGCTTTTAATAGCATCCGTAAAAGCTTGATTATAAACCTTTTGTGCTTCTCTGTTATCTTGCAGAGTAGGGCTCTTAACAAGAAACTCAACTTCTTTATCTTCTATAGTTACTGTAAAAGTTTTAGTCTTCATTGGTATTCTCCTGATTTTCCTGGTCTTGGTTGTCGAAGTAAAATTTGTAATGGTATTTGTTTTTAACTCTGCTATTATTAAGATATTTAGTTATATCGTCCAATGCTGATCTTGCTTGTTTATTACCGTTATTTAAAATACTATTCCTAGCATCTTCCCAAAGATCCTCAAATTTCTCTCTGTCTTTATGATCATTTTCCCATAAAAAACCAAAAGATTCTTCAAACCTAGCCAAAGCTCCTATCATTGTAGTTTGAAAATTTTTATAAACTTTATTTGTCAACTCTTGTTTTTGATTATTCATAATTATTTCCTACGGTTTTGCCTTTGCATTTCTACAGATTTAGCTCTTAAGTCCATTTTAATATCAGGGAATTCAAAATCTGTAGATTTCCCAGTCCTGTCTAAATGATCAGATCTTTGTTTCATTTTTCTTTTTGACTCTAAAGAATTCATAGAAAGAACTTCTGAAACCTCTGACTGATTTTCAGACATTAAAAAGACTTCTTGTGCTTTTTTTAGTTTTGGATTTAAATTATCAACTCGCTCTTGTTTTTTCTTGCTTTCTGTTTTTCTCTTTTCGAATAACATCCAGCCCTCTAACATATCATCATCTTTAATTACTTCTTCCTCTGGGCATTCAGGATGCTCATGTACATTGTCATACATTCTGCTAACATTCACTAATGTTCTTTGATCAAAACTCCACTCCGATGCGCTTCCTGGAAAAACATTACCCTTATTAGCATTCCAATACATTCTCCACATATCAGTTCTAGCTAACAATTTAAATTGAGGAGAATCTAAAACATGCTCATTAATTTCTTTAACTAAATTATTGAATAATGTATAAGAGTGTTCGTTATTTTTTATTCCTTTATCAAAGACTAGCTTATTATCTCTGTATAATGTATTGCAGATTACGTGCTCATTTTTAATTGAAGAGGCATACCCTTCAAGAGTATGAGAGAATATATCAGATTTAGAATTAAGAAGCCTGTTTATCTGATTCCTGATGGTTTTTAGTTTCTTTTTGTTGTCTTGAACGGCTTTAGTTGAAGCTCTTTGTTCGTAGAGCCTAACCTTGGTGTCGTCAATACTTTTGTCTAAGCTTTTAAGTATAGTTTTCGTATCCATTGTCCATAAACCTAATGTTGTAAGTATCCTGTCTAAATTGTCTTCTCTAAGCCATTCGTTATATTTTTCTTCATAAATAATTTTATTATACAAGATTTCGGACTCATACTTGATATCAATGCTAGGTTGACGAAGTTCGTATGTGTCATTCTTATAAAAGAAATAGAATTTTCCACTTATTATCCTGTATAATAGAATTTCAAGAGCTGCATCATTCATCCTCTGTCCCGGTTTGTCTTAATATTTTATTTTGATCTTTTTCTTTATCTAAATCCTCTTGTAGGCTTTGTATAAGCTTTTGAGCATTATATAAGTCTACATACATTTTTCCTATAATTGCAAATACTTCTTCCATAAAAATATTCCTTGTTCCATCTGTCTAAAATCCTACTTCTTCTCTCACCACCCACCAACACAAGCTCTTAAGTAGCTACATTCGTTAGGCTTGCAAAGCCAGTGTTTCCGGTAACAGCAACTTTAAAAGCGTTAAACGTTTGGAAACTATAAGTAATAGTAGCATTTCCACCGCCAGTGTCACCACCAGTGTAGTTGATACTAGATAGCTTATTTTTGTCTCCAAGGTCAACAGCTAGTGTGTCTCCAGTACCAGTACCACAAACAACAACTTTAATGCTCTTGTTTACAAGGTTCTGATAAGTAGAATCACAGCCAGTAGTACTGGCGAAGTCATCAGCATCAACTTGATCGCCTTCACTGCCGATAACTTCAAATTCACTAGTTACTTCAACAGGGAAAGTGACGTAACGATAATAAGGAGTCATAGCTCCAAGCTCGTTAATCTGTTCACGTCCTAGGTCGGTACTAAGCGTAATATTTTGTAAATATGGGAAAGTTCTTGTTCCACCACTAGGAATTGGAATACCTCCGTTACCCGTAGGTAGATCACAAGCAGTTGGATCAATCTTATATCTACGAGCAGTAGCAGGAGAAGTTTCTGAATTTACTCCATTTTCAAAATTGAAATCGGTATTTGCTGCATCCCATTCAGCCTCTCGGTTCCAAAGCTTATTATTACCAACAAGGGTAACATCTTCTGTGGAATTACCGTCTACAGGGAAAGTGTAAGAAACACTGTTTAAGTACATACCCGTGCAATCGACAGCATCTCTAGCAGCACCCGAAGCAGCAGAATTGGTATCGGAGAAAATACCTAATCTAACGTTAACCCTATTGTTGGCAATTGCTGCTAAATCTTTATCATTAGCGAGTTCAAGAATGGTGCTGGAAGAATCATCGGCACCACCAACGCACATAAGATAAAGAGGCAAAGTGCCATCAATAACTTTATTTAAAGTAACTTCAATATCAGGCACATCTTCTACTTGATCATAAACATCAAGTTGGCCGAGTTGGAATATTTGTTCAAGACTAAAATTGGTGGTTATACCAACGCTCTGAACACCCCTTGGTCTAAACCAGGTAGACTGCTTAAAAGATCCATCGGAATTCATTGGTTTTAATAATACTGCTTGTGTAGCGTAGTAAATTCTATTGTTTGCGGGCATCTTATATTCTCCGATTTAATGATATTTACGGGTTGTATTGGGTAACGGTAATTAATACACCAAGTGAATACAATTTACGCTTTTTGTTTTTATTTTAAAGCGGCCAAAACTCTAGTCGTCGTCTCTGATAATACTATACACTATAAAAAATATTTTCTTATCTTATATTAAGGAGGGCAGCTTTGAGATCCAGATTCAGGATTCCAAGAGGTTATAGTTCCAAGGCCCAGGCAATCGTTATCTAGGTATGTTTGTGCATCATTAGAGTCGGAAAAAGACTGACAGCTAAAGGGTTGCTGGTATTCGCAATCTGAACCACACAACCCATTACATAAGGGTTCGGATGTGCATTCTGATGCTGTGTAACTACAACAAGCAGGTTCTCCATTGCCATAACAACAGACACAATGTTCCTGGGGAGGAGGTGGAGGAGGTGGAGGCGGTGGAGGAGGAGGCGGTGGAGGAGGTGGAGGCGCCCCAAGTAGCTGGGGAGGATCATCTAATTGAGCTTTTGCAACAGTGGCTCTCGAAGGGAAAATCTCCATAGACCATCTTACTATTCCATTATACATCTTAGAACCAAGAGTATTGAGCTCAGAAATAGTACTATCTTTAACATCACAGTAAGATTTTCTATAATCCTGAGATAATTTAGGATAATTAAATCCCGTGGGATTAATATTACCATAAGCATTAAGTGGATATACTTTATCTTTAACTACTTCATCAATATTATATAGTAATAATACTTGATCTTTTTGGTTTACAAGTATGTCTGCAATAGTATTTCTGTGAGTTGGATTTTCAGCAAAAATATGCAAGAAAATATCTTGTATAATAATATTTTCAGTAGTACCCAATTCATATGGAACCATAACTGTTCTAGGAATAGTTTCTATAACAACAGCTGGTAATTGAACCCTATGATTAGCGGTAATGCTATAATCTCCACTAGGTTTATAATTACTTGGATTATATGTTTCTCCTTGAACCTCTTTCCACCAAACAGACTCATTGGCTTTATATGTCTGTACATACCTGTGTGAATATTCTAATTTAACATCACTATTACTACTAACATTATTATCAAACACAACTCTTCCTAGTGGATAATTAATGTTGTATCCATAACTACCACTGCCTGTCGGAGCCGGTAAAAATGTATCATTTAGATAAATACCAGAAATAGATATTGGCGCGTGAGACTCATAAGATACTCCGCTTTCATAAACCCAATCTTTTCTAATGCCTTCCCACAATACAGCTTTCTGTGAAGGATCGCCCACTGGTTTTAGCGTATGAAAATTACCCCCAGAAACACCACTTGTAGATATATTGACATTAACAAATCCCCCGACTCCTAAAAAAGACCAGTCAAGGAAACTTTTAATATTATCTTCTAATAAAGATATACTATTTTTTTGATTAATTCCATCTACATTATGAAATCCTGTCATAACTTCGCCTCTATGTTAGATATAATGGTTTTATAGATTTCCTTTTCTGTCCTACTAATCGCTCTAGTTGTCCAATTGTTCGTAATAGAGCCAGCATACGTAGGAGGAACTCTCCAATTACTGGCTGATGGAACCATTATGGCCATGCCTGATCTAGAATACGGACTATCGGTATAACTGACATTATATCTTTTTACAATCGGATTATTTTTTTCATACAACAACCATTCTAGCCAAGGTAAAGAATAGCCTTTAGCATCATTAACACTGGCTAAATCAGTATATACTAAACCATTCATATCGTCAGACTTCATCATAGTCAGTGAAAAGCCTCCAGCAATTCCATTTCTAGATATTGTTATTGGATAAGCTTCTATATTTAAGGTGTCTACTAATGCATCGACTACACTATCGACAACAGAAGAATTAGGTATGCCAAGTTCAGCTTTAAGAGTACCGCTTAGTAATGATCCATATTCTGGTTCTGCTACTAAAGCATTCTTTATAATAAGTTTAACAGATGTGTTTATTTGAGGCATCGCTTTACTGACAACTCTTGCTACGGTTTCTTTTATGCTTTTTAAAATTGAGTCTTTTATCTGTTTATCAGACTCTATAATATTTACATTTAATTTCATGGCTTTCTTTTCCACATAGTAATAATATATCTATGACTTCCGAATCCTGCTGGTGTGGGATCAGAAGCTCTTTCGTAAGTATAGCTACCATAATTATCTACATCTGTTAGTAGGGTTAGTCCTATACAATTCCTTAATTGAGGAGCTAGTTTAACATGGCAAATTGTCTGTATTTCTCCGTCCGTCATATTTACAATCTGATTATTAATTGGAAAGAAATCTTTAGGCGTTAGAACAACCGCCAAGTATACTGTGGTGGTTTCTACAGCAGTATCAATATCGGCCACTCCATTACCCATGCAAACAGGGCATACTCCTCCTTCAGGAAAAGGATTGGGACCGGTGCCGTTATATATGTTCGCAGATAATTTACTTATAGGATCATAAACACAGTTATTACAAAAATTTTGATTCTGTTGTCCAGCGTAGGATAGTCCACAAGGCATAGCTAAACCACCCTCGTTGACAACAGCATCTATAGCATTATTGTATAGGCTTTTTAAGCTATTAGAAAGAATATTTGTGAAAGGATTAGTGCTCATGATCTCACACCTAATACAATTTTGGGTGATTCGTTAATAATAACTTCAAATTCATCTTCCAAATTACTTCCATTATTACCTGTTTGTAAAATAAAATTATCAGATATTCGAACTACTTTAGATTCTGGATCATCATCTGATGGATTTAAACTAAAAAATCTATATCGAATAGACACATTGCTTTGCTTATTATTAATTTCTTGAATAATCATATCTTATTCTTCCGCTTCATAAGTAATGATTAATTTCCAAGAATCTATAGACCCTGTTGACACCGGGTCAGTATCTCTTACATAAAAATACCAATTACCTGTTACTGCATACCCGAACAAATGATTAAAAGAATATAACAAATTTTCGGAGTTATAGTTCACAACATCTGTTTTATTATAAATATTAATATTATTACCATTACTAGCATTATGTAAATATTTTGATGCCTCAGCTTTATTGCTAAACATAAAAGAACAACCGTCAGTATAATTGTTAATTTTGTGATTAGCAGATAGCAGTATCTTATCTCCGGAAGGAGGAGCTAGTAACATCTGTAAATCTGTAACACTCTCATGTCTTAATCCATTAATTGCAAATTCTACATTCTCTATTGGTCTGGTATCATCTACATATACATAACCGCTAGCTGTAGAAAGATCTTCTATTACTAAACTGCCTCCTGTATTAACCATAGAGTAAACATCTAAATAACAATCAAAAGGCAATTGACATAGATCTTGTACGTCAGCCGTGGGTGTTGGAGTAGCTCCACCCCCTCCACTATCACCTCCATCATCCCCACTGTCTGGCTGTTGGGTAACAACTGGAACATATATTTCGTTACAGATATCGAGATTAGTAGGACAGTTTACTAAATTATCAAAATTTCTTTGATTAAATGTTATTAATCCCCCTGACAATCTTTTGGATCTTAAAGTATTTGCTGCTGTATTTGTAATAATATCCAAATCATAATTAGCGCTAGATTTTCCAGAAAATGTTTTGGTGAGCTCTGCTGCTATTCTAATTTTTATAACCCCATTATTATCAGCAGAAATAGACCAATTCTCTGTTTCATAATTACTGTTAGCTGCGGTAGACAATATATATTTTGCACATTCTCCATCGCTTAAATCCCCAGTAAAACCGAATTGAAAAACAACACACTGATCAGTAAGATCTACAGGATTACCTGACTCGTCACTATAAACGAAATCTAAAGAAAAGTCAGACCCTATTTCTAAAACAAAATTATATGTAACTGCTGGCATGTTATTTCCTTATGAATAGAGATCTCTACGAAAGCCACCGGGTTGATTAAGATTAGTTGGGTCAAATTTGTTACCAACAAAAGGACTAAGGACAGCCCTGATATAAGATGCTTCTCTTATATTCCAGCTATTAGCTAAATGAGCATAACTAGCGCAGGGACCTTTATCAAGGATTATTTTAATTCCAGATAATCCACCATTAACACTTATACTAGCAGGGCCTAATGCTGCTCTGACGCCCTCTGTAGCTGATTTAGTTCTTAATGTGCTCTGGTCAATAATACAAGCTGCTTTTAAACTAACAAGACTAATAAAAATATCATCATTATCGACAGTAGGGTCTGGAGTAATATCTGGATTACTAACATCTATAATGTATTCATTATCTAACGAAACATCAAATTTAACATATTTTGCTGCTACCACAATAGCTTGTTGTATTCTTTCGTCGCTGTATTCAGGATTGTCTGAAAGATCATTAACAAGAGTTCTTACCATAATTGGTATTTCTAAATTCCAACTCATAATTTTGACCTATTTATTTGGTTAAAGATAGTATTTAGTTATTTATACACCAGCACCTGTATGTAAAGAATTAACATAGATATTATCACGGATCTTAGAGTATTCTATAGTTGTGCCATTTTGCTTCCAATGAATACGTAATGTTTTGTCTGAACGTTCTATAACAGATCCATAAAGAGAGGACTGAAGAACACAATATATATCGTTATTATACATAATATTAAAATCTAAATACGGATATGTTTGTTTTACAACAGGATCTGAAATTTTAATACAAATATATTCTTGATTTAAATAGCCTACCTCTTGAGAAGCTCCTATATATCCAAGAACTCGTTCCATAGCATGAGAATATGTACCAGTTGGTGTCTCCTCAATCTTCCCTTTTTCTTGACTCAATAATTGAGTAAGTTTGTCAACTGTTTCAGAATTCAAATATTGTTTATATAGAGATGTGTTTCCAGCAAACATAGTTCCTGCAAAAAAAACACTAGTAAATTCATTAAGATTTAATAATTCAGTTAAGTAATTAATTTGATTATTGTGTAAATTAGATGGCAAATCATTTTGATTATACAGTAAAGAATTGCAACCATACATGCCCTTTTTTGTTTTATTTATATAGTTTATATTATCTAATAAAGCTTTTTTGCTACCTATAAGATTATCTAATAACATAACTCTCCAGTCTCCAACATCATTTTCTCCCCAAAAGCTTTTTTTACTATGAATTTTAAAAAAATATTCGTAATTATCAGCAGAAATACTTTGTAGCTGATTGATAAAAGGTAGAATGTCAGCACCACAATTAGGCATAAATGTTATTTGTTTTATATTGTTCATTCTATTAAATAAATTTATAGTATCTGAATTTTCATTATCTTCGCACAAAGCAAGATGAATATCCACATATTGTTGTACAGGATATAAAAGATCAAAGAATTCTTTGTCTAAGTCATTGTGATACAGCCATAGAAGAACTGCAATTTTTTTATTTAACATATGATTTATATAATAATTAAGGAATTATATTATTAATACTACCTAAAACATTAGTCTCTGTATAACCGGAAACATTTCCTCCAACTTCTAACAATTCTAATTTTACAACCCAGTTGACAGTTTTGCTAGCTGCTCCTTTGACTTGTATATTTAATTTATCTGTTCCTCCAGCTCCAGCTCCAGTAACAGTTGCCTGTA